GCAGCCCATTCCTCCAACAATCGTTGTTGTTCATAAGGATCACCATTCGCCTTTCTAAATGAAATTCCTTCAGAATCAAATTCCGTATAGAAATATTTCATCAATTTAGAAACAGAAGGGAAATCATCCCTTAATTTACCACTAACATCCAACATTGTGTACTTGTGAGCATCCTCCTCAAATGTTAATTGAAACTCTTTTTGTTTTTCTGATATGATTTCTCTGATCTCTTCAGATATTTTTTTTAAATCCATGTTTTTTTTGTTTTATTTTACAAAGATAATACTTTTTTTTTATTAATCCCTAATTTTTACAAAAAAATCTTCAATGTTTCCTTTTAAGTCACAAACATCTTGATCCATAGGTAATCTAACAATTTTTATTCTATCATATAGTTCACCCCCATTTAACTCTCGATATAATTTAACCGCATTATTAAAAGCGTCACCATCAAGGGATATAATTATATCTCTTTTAGCTTTATTATATATTTTTTCAAATAAAAGTTCTGACATATGTTTACCTAACATTGGAATTGAGTTGTCCAAGAAAAACCCATCAAAAACCCCTTCGACTAAGTAAATGTCTTTTTCCCAATCTATTAATCTTTCGTTAAATATAATCTTATCTTTTTCTTCCTCAGGGTTTTTATATTTAAATTTACTTTTTGTGTCCCAACTGCGAGCGACATAGTAATTTAATTCCCCATTAATATTATATGATGGGACCACAATACGTCCTATATGACTACCACGATCACAAAAACCAATATTATATTTGGCAATGATCTCATCCGTTATTCCCCTACTTTTTAAGTAATTATACGCTTGTCTCCTTACTGGGTATACCGGACTTGACTCGGTAAATAACGTGAATCCTTCAGGAAGTGTTAATTTTTTTGTTCGTTTTTGTTTTGGTTGTACCGTCTCAGGTTTTAAAATATTATATAATTTCTTTAATTTTTTGTTTCCGTACTTATCAAAAAGTTTTCCCAAAGATCCGTGAGTTCCATTAGTGTCCCCACAAGACCAACATTTGTACACATTATTTATATAGTTAATTTCTAAATTGTGTTTATTTTTATCGTCATCACAAACCGGACAATTAAATGAAATTTGACCACGATTATGGTAATGTAATCCGTGATCCCCTAAAAGTCCCTCTAATAATTCAACAATTGCATCACTTTCTTCCATTGTTATAAAAATATAAACAAAATAAAAGAACATATCAACTACACAAGTTTTTAATAAGTTCTATATTTATAAGATATGCCAACAAATATAACAATTAATAACGTTACGGGAGCACAACCATTTGATATTTATGTTTGTGATTCACCAATTACTACTTGTATTTATGTCGCAACCATTAATACGGTTGACATTCCATATAGTTTTGATATTCCTTTAGTTTATTCTAGTTTAACCGAATTTATTGTTAAGGTGGTTGATAATAATGATTGTGTCGTTACAGATACGTTAAATATATAATATGAGTTGTAGTATAGATATTTGTATAAGTAATACGGGGATATACGATGATACGTATACAATAGATGGTTTATATAATAGTTTAGATTATTATACGGGAGCCACTAATGGTTATTACATTTTTTATTCAACAACAGAAAGTAGATGGTGTTTAGCTGCAAACTTGGGAGATCCTTGTATTTTATTTGGTCCAACAAATTCCGTTAATCCATGTCCTGATTTTTATTCTGGAATTCTTGTTGACGGTTTATGCCCAACCCCAACTCCAACCCCAACCCTAGCTTGTTCTATTGATTTTGATGCACTATTTGATTGTGACGTATTTGTAACTCCTACCCCAACTCCTACCCCAACACCAACCTCAACTTTAACTCCAACACCAACACCAACTAATGTTTGTGGGGGAGTATCTTTAGATGTTACCGCAAACACATATTCTCCGACACCAACTCCGACACCAACATTAACCCCCACACCTTCATCACCAATTGATAGACCATGTAATTTTGATGGTATTGCCAAATTTAATAGTGTTGATGGGTTTATTGTATGTGCAACTAGTAAGAAATTTGAGGATTGTTTTACAGGTATAGAATACTATACAACACAAACATTATTTGATTCTTTTGGTAATTTATTAGTTGTTGGTGACGTTTATGGTGGAACAATAAACGGAATATCTTCATGTTTTATTTTTCAAACAATTGTAGATAACATAAGTGGTGGAGACAAAGTTGTTATTACTACAGAATATGGTCCTTCTAGTGAAGGTAGTTGTTTAAATTGTTTCCCAATTAGTAATACTCCTACATTAACTCCTACTATAACACCAACACCAACAACACCTTGTTTATGTTTGTCATATAGAATTTCGAACTTTAGTGTTTTAACCACAACAATTAGTTTTTTAGATTGTGTTGGTAAAAACATTATGTTAAGACCTGGATCTATGCGTTGGACTAATTGGTTAAATCATGAGGTAATTATTTGTTCTAAAAATATACCTACAATTGGTGTTGGGTCTGCAACTATTACAAATATTGGTGATTGTTGTAATGGTATTTGTGTACAATACTTATTAAGTAATCTTTCAACATCACCCGAAACTTATGTTTATACAAATTTATTAGGTGTTATTATATCTCAAACATTAAATGTGTCTCAAAGTATTATAGTTAATTCATTTTCAACACCATATTCTTTGAGTGGGTCAATATCTGTAACAAATACTGGAATTGATTGTTTTCCAACTCCAACTCCAACACCAAATTAAAAATATAAAACAAAAAAATATCGTCTAAAAAGACGATATTTCAAATTATCGTTAAATTAAACGATATTAATCCCAAATTTTTTTACTTTTCATATAACCTAAAACACACGCATAAGCATCTGTTTGGTCAAAATTTTCTTTCTTTAAAGTATTGTTTTTAGTGTAATGCCATTGTATTTGGGGTTCTTTTTTTGCAACTAAATCCCAAATAATCATTTTTTTGTCTATATCTTTAGGAAGTCCTCCAAATAAAACATGTTTTTTTTTATCGTTTTCTTTTACTAATTCAGGAAACGCAAATTTTCTTGAGTTATATGTAGATATGAATTCAGGAACAATACCTATCATATCATAAATTGTTTTACATATTAATGTATTAAATCTTAGTAAAGTTTGAATAGTATAAACATTGTTTGAGTTTAATAATGGTTCTTCAATTATAACACTAACAATCCCTAAATTTTTATATCCTTCCAATTTAGTTTTAAATACTTCAGATTTTAATATTAATTCTAACATTTTATTTTCTTCCGTATCTTTATTTTTTGGTCTCGGGGATACATGAGTTAATTCTAGTAATTCTTGTGATTTAATATCAAAAAGTGCCCAACCTATTGTTTTAGTGGAAATGTCTAACCCTAAGACTTTAGGTGAATTTTTAATTGATGTTCGCATAAACTTATTTTTAATTATAATATAACTATATCGTTGTAAAACTAAAGTTTTTGTTATAAATCAAACTTAACTAAGAATTGTTGAATTCCTTGTCTTAAAACAGGAGATTGTAACTTTGAGACAACTAATACGTCTTTTTTATCATCTAACAACGCTATTTCAGTAATATAAGAATTAGTTCCTGATTTCCAAGTTGGATTTGATGTTTTTTGAAATTCAGTATAATTTAAATTAATCTTATACATCATTTCATATATTGTTGCTTGTATATCAGTTTCAATACCTCCGTAGAAATAATACTCATCTCCAAAATTTAATTTTGGTCCAACATTACCAATAGGGGTTAAATTAATATATTGATTTAAATCATAGAATGGTGCCGAATTATATAACGATTCAGTAACAATAAATGTAGTTCCTGTTAATGCATCTTCAGTAAGATAACCATTAATTGTTTGTCCACTTATAGTATTAGTAAAATCAATTAATTTCCATTTTGAAGAATCTGGTCTTGTCCCTGTAGGTACTTTTTGTGCCAATACTTCAAATTTAGTCCCATAAAATCCATTTGGAATATCACAGGTAGGACATATTGTTGTAGTTGTCGTAACAATAGGATTAAGTGTTGTAGTTGTTGTTATAGGTCCAAATGTAGTTGTTGTTGTTGTTGGATTATATCCAGGAACAACCAAACATCCAAATTCTCCCCCAAATCTTATTGCAACATTTTTAGATGTATCAGGAAAACAATCATTATTATTACCCACAATTTTAACATAATAATTAGAATGTAATGAATTTGTAAAACCATAATCATTACTAATTCTATATGTAATATACATAGTTTCATTGTTTCCTGTTAATATACCATTAATTTCTCCCGAGGTAGTATCACAAATATTTGGAGTTATTAAAGAAACTTGTGGTGCGGGTAATGTCCAATTTCTATTTGATTTATAAGATAACGCTGCGACAATTTCTTCATCATCAATAATAATTGTTTGACTATCTGGAAATACTTTACCAATTCTACTTGGTAATCCATCATTGTTTGGGTGTGTGTCCCATAAGTGATAATATCTTAACCCAGGATTATTCATATCATTATTTTGATTTGATTCCATATAATGAACTTCAAATAAGTTTTTATCTTCAAAATCAGGTGGATCAACCCAAAAAGTAGATCCAAAACAACATTGTGGATTTTTATGCCACATAATCCATGGTATATATAATTTAAAATTTCTAGCTTGACCTGTTGTATTATTAGGATTAGATGTGTCGTATGGTTCTAACGCAAATTTTTCACCATAAAAGAAATCAATCGTTTGGTTTGTATAATGAATAATTGCAATTGTTTTTTGTTCTTCAGGTTCAACTTTAATAACCTCATCAAATGAATTATAATAATAAGTGTCAGTAGTTTCAGCACTTAATACTGAATTTACGTAAAATGTCTGTCCTAAGTTTGAATTATACCCAAAATACTCTTTACTACCAATATAATTAACAGACCCAAAATAAGTATAATCTTCATGTTGTGTTGGTAATAATCCAGCAGGATTTTCGGTCCAAGGAATATTCATGTTCCAAATTTTAACGTCAAAATTATCAACATCACATAATGTTTCGTAATTAATAACGTCATCACCCCAATGTGGACTTGGAGTTATACTATCATATAAATCTGTCATACTTTTAGGGTAAACTAAAGCTCTAAAACAACATTCGTCACTTATTAATCCAAAATCTGGTGTTGTTCTATCTAATGTTACTTTATTTTCACAAATTGCAATAATTCTATAAGTTAAAATTGGATAACAACTATATAATGACATCAAACAAACGGGGTCAGGTGGTGCGGGACATTGTCTACTTGGTGTTGGTGTCAAACATTCTGTTTTTGTAGGGGTGGGTGTTGGGGTTGGACTTTCACAATTAATGTAACCACTACTTACTGATGGTGTTGGAGTAGGTGTGGGTGTGGACCCTTGTGATGCCGTTGGTGTTGGTGTTGGTAAATTGGTACATGAACAATTTTCACATCCTAAACCATCAAAATAAATAGTAATAAAATCACCAACCTCGTAACCTCCAAATGAAGATGTGTTACATCCCGAATAAATTAAAGTTATTTCATTAGTACCATTTAATGATAATGGATTTACCAAATAATTAGAAGTTTTAACATAATTATTACTTGTTAACGCACTCCAATTAATTGTACTTGCGGTTGTGTTACCACTAAAAAACCCCCTTAAAGGAGCCCGATTAAATACAGACTCAACTGTTGAGTCCATGTATGGAATTCCGTATGTATTTCCCCCAATATTATCCACATAATATGGGTATTTAACATTTTGTTTATTTGATTGTGGTATTCCGTCACTATTTTGACTTCCAAACGGTGGAGTTAAGACAAAACTATTAACTTGATTATAACTAACAGAAACTTTATCATAAGAAACTTCACTATCTCCTACCTGAAAATAACTTATATTAAAATTTCCTTGTGACATCTTTAACCTGCCAGTATCCGTTATTCTGGTGTTAACAAGTCCTGATGTATTTTTTATTATATATGACATTTTATGTATAAATATTTATTTATTTATTTTTTTATCCCCACACCTAAAGGATTAACTACTCTTACCGTATCGCAATTATTATTTATTTTTACATTATTTAAATAAATGTGGTAGTATCTGTTTGCAATAAAACAATTTGGTGTTGGTAAAACGGGAGATATTGTATCAGTATAAGAACCGTTTATAATAGTTCCTGATGTCATAGATAAATTAATCCAATTATATTGTCTTGTTGTGGAATATTTAAAAGATGCTTGACAAGGAAATGTTTGTGGAAGTGGTAAGAATGGAGTTATTGATTGATTAGTGGCGGTGACGGGTGATCCATTAACATTTAATGTTGCTATGTTGTTATAAGTGGCAGCTGCCGCTGATGGTCCAACGGTAAATGTGTTAGTATGAATTACATCAAAAGTAATCGTTACACCAATTGGTAATAAAGGAGAGACATTTACATTAAACACATTAGTACCAAATATAGTAGAAGCGTAAGACATAGTAACAATATAGTTTATACTTGAAGTTGGGGGAGGTAAAACAACCGTTTGAGTACTTGTAAATCCTGAAGAATCTCTGACATAAACAATATATGATCCTTGACATAAGTTATTATATATTGTTGTAGGTTGATACGTTGATCCTCCGTTGATTGAATACTCATATGGTGGTGTTCCCCCAAAAGGAGTTAATAATATACTTCCATCACAACCACATTCGGGTCTATTAACTCTTATTGTTAAGTTGGGAGTACTAAGTTTATTACATAATCCTAAATTTGCGGTTATTGATAATATTTGATTAGGTAATGATGTTCCAATCGAATTCCACCCAAATAATGGTGGGGTAGAACTGTTTATATTAATTATTTGTCCCGCCGTCCAACCCGATACTTGCCATTGATTACCATTAAGATTCCATACAATATCTAAACTATTTATAGTATCCTCCCAAGTTGGGTAATCATCAATGTACCCATTATATTGAAATTCATAATATTCAACATAAGATTGTTGTTTATTTCCTCTTATAATTGTAAGACAGATATCTTCGTATATCGGTAAAGGATTAAAAGTTGTTGTACTTGTTGTAATTGGTATTTCAACCCCTAAAACACAAGTGGTATATGCCGTAAAATCCCCGTAATAATCAGTAACGATTGAATCATATTTTCCAACCCCAAGATTACTTAAAGATTGTGAGATAGATCCGTTTTCCCAAATAACCTCATAAGGAGGAGTCCCCCCTGTTATACCTAAAGTAATTAACCCGTCAAAAGAACTTGATGTTAATGGGTCAACTGTAAAACATTCAACACCGAGAGGAAAAATTGTTATAACATCACATTCGTTTTTAGGTTCAATTGGTGGATTTGGTGGTGCAAAAGTTGTTGTTGTTGTAACAATCGGGTTAGTCGTAGTTGTTATTGTACAAGGGGTACATTTACCATTGTTAATAATTTGTATATCTCCCGATAAAACTTTTACTCCTGTTGAGCTACATATAGAAATACCTGTTTGGTAAGGCATATTATATGGTGATTTTTTTCCCTCATCACAACATGGAGTAAATTCAATCTTTGTCTTAACGTTTTGTGAGGATTGATTAGTTACAAAATAATTAGTACAACAACTATTATCTATAACACAGGTATCACAATTATTATACTCATTAACATTAAACTGAACTAAAGTAACACTTTCAGATCCAACTATACTACAGTCATATGTGGAGGAAAGACCACGTCCAACTAATTCATAACAACCAGATTTATAATTATTAGGGTTTGAAGATAGTAAGGCCTCATTAAAATAAATTATAACACCATTTAAATAATTTCCAAAAACTGATGTAGGTGGTCCGTCAAAATAAAAAGAATCATCATTACAACAACTTTGAAAACAATATCTTATTGTTCCTTTTGTAAGTGAGTTAATATATAAGAGTGGGTTTGTAACACTAATATTACCATTAATATAATAAGAAACCCCAGGTGATAAATCAACCACTTTAATAACGTTATTGTCGTCAGTAAACGTAAAGTTATTATAAATTACCGAACCACTATTTATTACTTGATAAACCATTTAAGTTATTTCTTTACTATATAAATAATCAATTTATTGTTTTTTGAATAAATGATTTCATTACTTCAATATATTTTATTGTTGTACTATTAATTTCAATATAATCAAAGTGGGATGGGTTTTCTTTAAGTTTTAAAATAGGGTCAATTGTAATATATTCTCCTTTATAAAATTTATTACTTTTTAAATTATCTGTAACTCCAGCCATATGTAAAATAGGTCTTTCTTCATATACTTTTAAATTATCTGTTGCCCAAGAAAAATTAAGATCATCAACAACTTTAGTATCATAATTTAATAACCATAAATTCCACAATAAAGACCACATTTCTGCCGTCCAAAATTGGATTTCACCAGGACTTATTGGGTGTCTTTTGTGATAACTATGCATTTGTTTATAAAGAGGATAACAATCCAAATATATTTTTTCCCAAAGACTATATGTCATATTTTTCAATAAATATTGACCCCCACCTGAGTTTTCTTGGTTATCTTTAATTATGTCAACGTTTATTCCAACAATATTTGCCATTTCTTTTAATAATTGACCTTTTTCTGATTTTGGGTGTGCTTTTTCATATCTGTTACAACAATCCATTATATAGTTGTATCCGATATAACCAATTGTATCCGATAAATAAGAAATATCATCATTCATTAATTTATTAAAATCGGGTAATACTCTAAAAATAATATCCGCATCATGTAAGAAAAAAGTTTTACCATATTCAGGATATTCAAATAACCATCTTGATATTAAATATGGTTTGATACTTGGGATATAATTTTTACTTATTCTATCATCAATGTAAAAATGTACATTAAACCCGTAATCACATAGTTCTAACGCTCCCTTAGAAGGTTCTGTTTGTCCATTAGTTAATCCAAAAATAACATGAATTTGACAAGGATTAATTCCCTTTTCAATAAAGTTATGAGTATAAAGTTTTATTTGCCAATGAAAATAAGGAACATCAGGTTGAGCGGACACAAAAATAATATCTTCCATATAACTAAAATATAGTATATGTGTAATAAGTCAATATTGTTAATTAATATAAAAACTTATATTACCCACTACATGGATATGATGCTATACACGTTGGACAATTACTGGAAAAAAGAAATGGGGTTGCGGTACCAACTGCCGTACCATTAGTTGTTGAAACTGTGGTCCAACAATTACTATTGTACACTAATAATTGACCCGCAATAGTCCCTAAAGGTAATATTAAAATAATATTTGAAACTAATCCACAACAATCGGAAACTATCCATTTATTTACAAATGTTGGGGTCGGTGTTGGGGTCGGTGTTAAATTTGGGGTATTTGTTTGGGATGGTGTTGGTGTAGGGACATCACATTCAACACAAGAAATATCATAATTTATTATTAAATTAATTACAACTTTTGCATCAGATAACGTATTAAATTTAGTTGGTACACAACTTTTATTGATGTCTTCACAATCATTCACAATAGTTATTTTGTTTTTAACAATGTCTATATCAACTTCACCAATATCCGGATAAGATAATAACATTAATTTTATTATATTAATCCATTCAATATCTGTTGGGTAATCATAAAGTCCTATTGAGGTATAAAATAAGTTTTGTTTTATCACCCCATTTACACTTGTTTCAATAATAAATTCTGCACCATTAATTACACACCCTAAATCATTGTATGTTAAATCAAAAAATCCCTCACTATACATTTGTCCTATTCCTCTCATACCATCAATTCCAGTATTAACAAAATTAGTGTCACTTATATTGTAAACTTGATAATTACCTAAAAGTATAGTTCCTGATAAAACAATTGATTTAGTATGTGTACATCCAGAACTATCAACAACTTGTAATGTATATGTTCCCGCACTTAAATTAGTTACTGTTGATCCAGTTTGTGAGTTTACATTTGAACTCCAATTATAAGTAAAAGGTGGATAACCACTACTTAAAAAAGAACTTATTTCACCATCATTTCCATTAACAGGTTGTATTGCAAATAAATTAAAAAATACGGAATTTGATGGTCCAACATATGCTGTTGTTGTTTGTGAACAACCATTTGCATCGGTCACGGTAACATTATAAAACCCAAAAGGTAAATTATTATAAAAATTAATTGGAGATATTGCGTATCCAGTAATTTGATAAGTATATGGTAATGTACCCCCACTAGTTGTTAATATCTGTAAGGTACCATTATTTAATCCACATGTGGTATTAGTTGTAACCGCAGTTATTGTAAACAAATTAACATTTGTAACTGTTGTGGTTCCAGTATAAACACATCCTGAATTATTATCAATCAAAATTGTATATGTGTCTGATTGTAAATTATTAAAAGTTGTGTTAGTACCAACAGTTGTTGTATTAACCGTATTTCCGGAAGAATTCAGTAACGTATAGGTAAATGTTCCCGTAGGGGATCCAGTATTAACAACTATTGTTATTGACCCATTATTACCACAATTAGAATTTGTTGTGTTAATTGATGAAATAGTAAATCCATTGGGTGTTGTTAACGAAGTTGATTGAGTATCACTACATAATCCAGCATCTTTAACAGTAACGGTTAAAATACCTGAAGGTAAATTTTGAAATGTGTATGTGTTTGAGAATGTAACTATTGTATCCCCATTAGATCCAGAAAAAAAGAATGGTGCTGTCCCTCCAGTAACAGTGACTTCAACCACACCATCACTATTAAAACAAGTGCTTCCTGTTGTTAAAAAAGAAGATATTCCAATTGGCGGAACATTATTAACCGAAATACTATCGGAAACGGAACATCCATTTGAATCTGTTACGGTAACAGTGTAATATCCAACCGTTAATCCAGTTGCTGTAGATCCTGTTTGTCCATCATTCCAAACATATGTATAAGGACCAACTCCTGTTTGTCCAGTAACAAATATTTTTCCCGAACCAAAAGCAACATTACAACTTGCATCGTCAACAACATAAAACCCGTAAGAAAAAGTTGTTGATGATAAAATTGGTACGCTCGAACTTACTCCATTACACCCTGCACCATCATCACCAACAATATAATAAGTTCCTCCCGATAAATTTGAAAAGGTTATTCCACTAGTTGGTGTTGACCCACTATTTATATACCCGTTTGTTGTTTCATAAAGCAATGCAGATCCAAACCCATAAAAAGGATTAAACCCAAATGTTATTTCTCCATCATCATTACCACAAGTTGTATTTATTACATTTTCAACACTTATAGATGTTCCCGATGATATTGGTATGTTTAAGTATATTGTATCAAAAGTTGGATTTATACACGAGTCTTGGATTGCCAAACTATATGTGCCGGCAGACATACCACTAAAATAATAAGTTGTTGTGGATGCTGATGTTGGTAATAAACCTGTTGAGGAAATTTCATATACAGTGTAGGGTGAAGTACCACCAGTTATCTCAATGTAAATTTCTCCAACATTAGTATTAGTACAATCACCAGAGATATAAAGATTATATATTATTTGTCCACAACTCATGGGTTACATAGGATAGTAAAGTTTATTCCCACATTCAATTCAAAATTTTGGGTGGTATTCAATGGTAAACAGTTATTATTGTATATTGTTATAGTTTGATCATCAGTATTAATAGTATAAGATAAACCATAATCAAGTAAATTAGTTAATGAGTCATATAAACTGTCAACCCAATTATTTTCTGTTGGAGTACTTAAAGTTGGGTTTGAGAATCCAACCCCATTAAAAAATGGGTATATAATTATTGGTGAACCATCAATTCTAATATCGATATACCAATCAGACTCTAATGTATTTAATAAACAATCATTATTAATGTCCAAATTATTATCATTTCCATATGTGGTTAATGAACTACCCAATAATGCCCCAAATGAAGTTATTGTTGGGTTTGTGTCCCAAGGGTATAGACCAATAACAGTTTGTTGTATAGGACAATCATATGAAAATATTTGTGTTATTAATTTACAAGGTTTACAAGGTACTGGTATAATTTCACAACCCCTTTGTCTTCTCCACACAAATTTTTGTCTATGAAAAATTGAGTTTTCATATTTTACTCCCGTATTCCATATTGTAGTTGCTGGAATCATTTGTTCAACTAATCTTATCCAATAATCTCCCATACCATTAACATAGTCAATCATTGTTTGATAGTTAAAATTATCATTAGGAATATTTATTGCCATTCCAGATTCCAAATATTTCCAATAAATTGAAGATAGTGTTGGATATCCACTTGTCTTTCCATCGGTATTAAATTGTCTGTTTCTTACATTTATCATATTTTTCCAAAAAGTTTGGGCAAATTCAAAAAATGTTTTTTCTTTTGGTTTTGGTATAATTTGGGTCCAATCAATCCCCCCTCTACTTGGATATTCAACATTTGGGTATGGATTACAATATGTTGGATCTATATAACTTAACCCTTGTTCTGGAATTGGGTAATTATATTTTCTAGACATTGTCCACACATCATACACCAATCCTTGTGATGGATTCATAAATAAATCAACATTTTTAACATTTATAACTAATCTATCGTCAGATACCTTATAATAAGCATTAAAGTTACCATCAAAGTTTTTTCTTAAAAATTTTTCATTATTTATCCAACTTTTTTTATTGTCAACCGTTTTTTTAAGATTAAATCCTAAATTCATGTATGGAAAACTACGATATCTTTCTAAATATTCTTGCCCATAATTAAATGGTAATAATTTTGTTTGATAATTAGGGTTGGATCCAGTAAATACACTATTTGTTAAATCAACTTTTTCGGGCATTCTGTGTTGTGGTGTTGATTCAAACCAACCTCCCCCAATTTGAAAGAAATATGTGTCGTTTGGAACTGGCATACTTGGAAAACCGTAACTATCAATAGGGTAATCATTGTTCGTTAAACTAATATCTTGAGTGATTGTGGTTGTTGTAAATCCAGTATATTGTACCCCCATAATTGAAAACAAGTCATTTGTGTCCAAAACAGGTAATTCCTGTGAGTATGTTCCACCAGATATTTGAGCGTACTGAATATCAAATTGTCTCAAATTTATTTTTTGATCGGCAAGGTAAATATATTCGTTAAATTCTGTTAACGCTTCAGGAGCCCCAACCATTCTTAATAATATTTCAATTGATTTTCTTGTTCCTTTAGATTTAAATAAAAAAGCGGAATTTAAAATTAAATTTCTGAAATATTGATAATTTAACTCTTCAGGTGTTTGACCTATTGGTAAACCCGTAAATGAATTACTCCCATTACTAAAAACTGAACTTAATAATTGATCGTTTGTTATTGGAGAGATGTTTGTATTCCACCCAAGTGTTTGTGCCAAATTTTTAAGTAATTGTGATGGAATATCATTTTTAATATTGTAATTAACAGAATTCATGTTAGCAAGAGCCGTAATAAATTTTCTTGTTTCGTCAAAACTTCTACCGTATATCTGTAATACTTTTTGTATTTTTTGGTCTGAAGTATCAAATTCTTTTATAGCATCAGCAGTTAAAAATCTTGTTATTAAGTTTGTTTTATATAAATCAATACTTTCCGATAAAGAATTTAATTTTGTTAAATAATTTGTAAATTTGGGGGTTATAATATCTAAATTCCACGATCCATTTAACGGAAATATTGCAACTTCTTGTGTATAATAAAATTGTCCGTCATCATTTTCTTTTGGTATGTTAAAATATGAACTATATATTGGAACCATATTTCTATTCAACAAAAAGTTTTCAACTTGATCTAAATTTTCATTAAATACTTTATTAACGTATAACTGTTTTGGTCTTATTATAAAATTACTATTTGTTGTTGTATTACCAGAAAACGGATCACCATTAACATAAACTTTAAAAACAGTGTCCGTTACTTGTGCGGGAATAAAATCAGATATAGGGTATTCAATATCATTTAAAAACAGTGAATATTTTAAATACTGTGTTGTAAAATTTCTTAAATATGAAACAGATATTTCCCTTAATTCAATATTTCTAGTAGCATTAACAGTATAATCAATACTAAACGGATTTCTAATAACAGATATTGGTATTTCAAAATATGTTTCATCTTCAACACTATTATAAAAAATGTTTTGTGCGGTTAAAGATATAACAAAATTAGTTTGTACATTGTTTATGTCTAATGCTGCAGGAAAATAATTAATAATGTTTGTAACTGAAGTTGACATCCTTTTGGTTAAAGATCCAAACATAGTAAAATTAGTAACTTGACTTAAATCAAAATTGGGATATACTCTAAAATTATCGGCAATTAATTTTTTTGATTCTTCTATATTAGATATATTTAACGTATCTAAAGATATTGGTTCAGAAAACGATCCAATTGAAAATGTCCTATCTTGTTTTTCACTAATGCTTGTTGTAAACTCAAAATTTGCCTGCGTAAAACCTCCACCGTCAACTAATTGGAACCCAACTAAGTTGTCTGAAAAGGTACCCTGACCACTGGCAGGTTGAGGGGGACATTTATATTTGTTTGTCGCCATTATGAAGTTATATTTGAGAAGTTTTTACTAAAATCAATATTAATACCCCTATCTTGTCTTACCTCATATAATAAGTTATTAAATTGATCTCTAATTTCATAAAGATTGTATTGTTTATAAATATTGTTGTTACTGTCATATATGGTATATATACCATCATCCATAGATTTAGTTTGATTACCATATAACGCAATTGCTAGTGTTGAAATATCGTGTTCAACAATTTCAATTTCAACTGTTGTTGGATTAAAGTATGTGTTAGATATTATTATATTTTGATCCGGTTGTCCAATAAATGGGGTTGCATTTGGTTTATTTGTTGGAGATGACGATGGAGATAAAGTACAAAATATTAAATTTGTTGATGATTCAACATACCTATATCTAATAGACTTTTGACTTGTATTCGTTAAATTTTCAACAACAGGTTCACAATAGAATGATGAGGTTATAATTCTAAAAAAATTAGGAATTTTAGTCCCATCAGAATTTAAATATTCAACCCTAAAACCAACTAAACCTTGATTAATAAATTTATTTTTAAAGTTAGAAGGAACATTATTTATATCAACAACAATACCTTTAACATTGGGTAAAGCGGACAATATTCCACAATCTAAAATTTTAGTTCTTATTTCTGCTGGTCTTATATATAACGTATATATACCAAGTTGATTGAATTGATCTGTGGGTAATTTTAAATTATATAATCCCCCAAGTATTTCAACATTATTATTACCACCAGTAGTTCCGTTATGAAAATATGGTCTCAATATCGCACTCGCGTTTAATTTTGTTAATACAAAATTGTCTGTTTCGTCTCTTGATGGTGTATAATTTAAAATTATTTCTACGTCATCAGGGCTTACATCCGAGCTTCTTATTGTTCCGTAATTACCTGTAGCCACAATTATTAGTTTTTAAAATTTGTTTATTGTTTAAATATAAATACTTAAAATCATTGTTTTTCAACATTAAAAAATCCATATCCATATTTTTCTAAATCTCCCACATTATCAACTTCTCCAAGTCTTTCAATACTTTCTAATCCCGAATTTTTACCTCTCTCAATATAGACATCAGTTTGTATTTCTGGTTGGTCAATTACATTAAGTAACGCTTCATTTTTTGTTATTGCAGATAAAATTAAATCGTTTTGTGTAAATCCTGATGAATCAATAATGTATAATGTGGTACCATCATTATAATCATAGTAAAGAATATCATTAATTGTATATGCAGTATATGTGTTTGTTGGATCCGGACCCCAATAAGTTCCAACAGATTCTGATGTTCCGGTAACTTGTATCCCTATTTTAAATTTACCTCCGTATAAATTATATGTTGGACCATATGATGTTAAATCATTTACATTTGATTGTGTATATCCTGTTATAATAAATGGTACAGTGGTATAGTTTGAACTTATGTAATCATTTATGTTAGTATTTGAATCACCAGTAAAAATATAATCATAATTAAATGATGTATTTGCCCAACTACCTCCCGCAGGGGTGAATGTTGCAACTCCATTAGGATTAAAAATAATCACATTAGTAAATGGAACGGTAACAGTTTTTGTTATGATTGATATTCCCCATGGTGATATAGATTTAAGGGTAATTGTGTATGTTTGATTAACAACAGGATAAACATGGGTATATTGAATTGGTGAAGTTACTGTTTGAATTGGGGATCCATCCCCCCAATCAACAGTATAAGTTGATACGGATAAAAACTTTTTGAATTCAATGTCTGAAGTATTATAGAAGTAAAAAGTATATGGATTACCTGTTGTTGCGGAAAATAAAAAGTTAGTAATAACTTCTTTTTGTATTATTGCTCCGTCAAATATAGAGTAATAACCAATATCTGTAGCCACTTCTGTTAATAGAATTGGTACCGATAGTTGAGTTAATAATGAATATCCATTTGTTCCTCCTGACAATATTTGTGACATACCTGAGTACACACCAGTAAATCCAGTTAATGTTGTTGGGGTTACTGAAGTAATTGAACAACACGGATCAGTAAAATAAGAGTATTCAGTATCACCTAAGTAGGTAATACCAACGATGTCCCTCTTAATATTTTCGGGAGATATTTTAAAATAATATTTTTGTTCTTCCATATTAAGGGTTTACATATTCATACCATTGAATTGGAAATCCGTCTATCCCAACTCTTTGTGTTAAATTTGAAGTTGCATAAACTTCATAAGTTTTATTTGTGTAATCTAACTTAAGTTTATAATAAAAATAATCATTTGGATTAAAAGTAAATTTATTTCCGATGTTTGGTTGTGAAGTATTTGTCATTTTAACGTAAACCCCCAATCTTGCATCAAAAAATTTAGCTCCCATATAAAAATCAGAAATATTAATATAATCTTGTTTTCTTAACCAATATAAATGAAAACCTTCCTTATCTCCAATAAAATCTAAACTAAACTTTGGTATTTTAATATCAACATTTGATAATAATGAGGATAGTGTTACCGGTTGAGTAAACCCTTGTTGTACAGGTAATATTATTGATAAATAAAGATTTTGAGTTTTTTCATCGGTAGTGTCATATAAATCCAATTTAAAAAATGATTTAGTAAAAGGTTTTTGGTAAAAATAAATTTCGTCTACAGTAAACCCTTCATCTAAATAACTATTATTCCAATTTGTATTATTTATTAACGGCGATGTTATTGGTAAAACATTGTCATAAAAATAAAATTCATAATTTATATTTGTTTTCATTAAATTTAAATTATCAACATATTCATTGTGAGAAAATCTTGAGACCTCAAAATCATTTACCCCCCCAATAACTTCTTTAACCATTTTTTCTTGATATTCATCAATACTATCGTCTCTACCAAGAAAATCCCAATTCATTTCTAATGGAATATTTAAATACTGATTATTTTCAGGTAAAACTATTTTATATTTATTCACAATCATCTGTAGTTGGTGGTGCTATTACGTTTATGTTCTGAACTCCAACATTACTTCCTTCAGGTATTATTCTAAAAATCGTATTTACAAAGGGATAATGTTTACCATTTATAAATGGATAATCAACCCCCACTCCATCATTATCAATAAAACCATACGGATATAAATCTCTCCATCTAAAACTATTTGATAAATTGGAGTAAAATGAATAGTCAGGAATGTTAGTTACCTTTAATGGATCACCCTCTTCAACATATGATGAATATTTTCTTAAAACAATTGGGTCATGTGGTTTATAAAAATACCCAAATTGATTATTTTGTGGGGCATTAGTATTCAAACTAAAATAAGCTTGATTGTAAGTTATTTTATGGTTGTATTTAGATATTACTCTTTCAGTTTGTTCATAATCATTCCATTCACAATGATCACCATCAATTAAATCTTCAGATTTAAGATTTTCATTGTATAAAAACGGTCCCACTATTGGTGTTGTTAGACTATTATAAGTGTTAGTTAAAATTGAAGTCTCCGATAAAGGATTGGAAACATCCCACCAAGGATTTGGTAGTGAGTTATTTAAATATAAATTAAAATCCCAACCTTCTTTTAACTTTTTTGTCCACCCAAAATACCCTTTCCATATAGTTGTAAAAAATAATTCACTTACTGGTCTATTTTGATTATCTCTTAAAGGGTTAATATCTATATCAACATTAAAGGATAATGAATAAGACTGACTTCCTTCTAAAATTGATGTTCTTGAAAGATTGTTTGGTGTTAACACCGCATTTTCAAATTTACTTTTTGCGTTATATATATTTTGTTCAAACCCAGCTTTAACCATTACAGCGTCTTCAGAATTTGTTAATATTTTATGAACCCTAACATAATATTCTGAAGTAGTTTCAATTTCATTACTTTTATTTATTACTCTTTTAAATGTTCCTGTATTTCCGTTATTAAATGTTGTACCAACATAACCAATATTATAAATGTTAAATATAAATTCTTCACTACCAAAACCACCGTCCCCTAAACTATTAATTTGAAATATATTAGTTCCATTGTATGTTAAAGATAATTTTACAAACTCACCAACATTTAACCCATGTTTCATAGGACATCTAAATTCAATGTTTGGTCCAAAATTATTATTACCAACATTAATTATAAATGGAATTCCATCTGAAACCATCCAAACCCAACTTGCTGTTGTTTCTGTATCAATAGCATACATTTGTTTAGTATAGTTATTTTTATATCCATAACTAACATAATGTGTCCAATTATATGTACTAGCACTTTTATTCACAAAATTAATATGGTTATTTGGAGGTGAAGTATATCCACCAACATTATTATCCGTTCTAATAAAATCAAATTCAAAGTATTGTGGAAGACCGTCCCAAGGAACATTTGGTACAGGAATTGCTGGTGGTTGGTTTCCTCCAGGAAATGTTAATAAAGTATTTTCAATAGAGTTAGTGTAATATAAATTGTTTTTAAATGGGTCGTAATTTGTTGATCCTATATACTCATTTTTAAAAATAATAGAATATTTTGTTACAGGTCTAAAAATTGTACTTGATTCTCTTTCATCAATAAAAACTTGTTGTAAACCTAAATCTACATTTCTATCAAATTCAATAATTTCTTTTTCATTTTGATTTAAATCAACATTTACCGATAATACGGAATTTGGTGAAGATTTATATCTTAACGAACCTAAAACTATTTTTGTTGTATCATTTACTCCCATTATATCTCAGTAAAATTAACATATTTTTTTATAAATCTATTCATCGCAGTTTTTCCGTTATTTAAACCAAAATAAAAGTGACTAGGTGCTCCAACCAAATAAAGATTACCGTTTACCGCAAGGGGTTGACCAGGTATTATTGGTGACGGAAGTCCTGTTGACGCATTAAAATTAGTTATAAACCCTTGGGGTAATAGTGGTAAAGAATTTCCAGGTATTAATGAAGGTGTTGAAAAATAAGGATCAACACTATAATCTAAATCTTGATATCCTTTCTTAAAAAATCCAACCCCACCACTTTGATTGGGGTTTGTCCACCAATTATTAGATTCCGACCCAAAAATTACACTAGATGGTTGTAAAATCCATTTATAATGCGGTACTTCTTGAGTTTTTGGATAACCATAAGCATCTTGTAATAAAGGTGAAATGTTATAAATTTCAATACCAGGTGTTAATTGTCTTCTGTAATAATATTCAATTGTGGATGATCTATAAAATACACCAAAAACAGGTTTACTTGGTGAAGGAGACTGTCCATCATCGCCAATAAATATATCCAAATTACCATAGTTTTCGTCTATAAATGAATTAATTTTATGTTCTGAATTGATAGATAATGATTGAGCAAAATCACCATCAATTCTATCTCCACCACGACTGCTATTGAAAAACTGAATAAGACCCTTTCCTTCACTATCATTTCCACCAGTACTAATAGGTATTAGTGCTTGTCTAAAATTAGCGTTTAGTATTCTTGATAAAAATCCTATTTGTATAATATCACCATTTTCATTGTAACTTGTTGATCTGAACTGGTCGGCCATATACCCTTTAAAATTAGGGTCATTACAAATTTCACTTATATATGAATCTCTTGGTCCCATATCTAATATTGTGGTTGGGAACATTATATTTTTATCATTATACCCTGGTTTAAAATTTAATGTTAACCAATTTGGTGGTTGTGGTATTTCTTTTCCAATAAATTCTTGATTGTTATCACTCCAAGGAGAACTTCTATAATAGAAATTATTACTGTTATTATTATAAACAACAATATCTTTACAATAGACATAATTAGGTGTTGTTATATTAGTAAGGTTGCTTGTTGGATATATTGATCTTTTGTTAAAAGTTGGCATGTATAATGTACCATTTATCCAATTATTTTGAAAAGTTTGAGCAAAAACTCCTCTACACAGAGCAAATACTAATGTAAATCTTGTTTTCCATTCCATAAACAATCTACGATCATCTCTAAACGCATCTCTTATTAAATAATAATGTTTATTATTATCACTATTATCTTTATTTAATAAACAATAACAACCTTTAGTTACTCTATTTTCAGGAATAGAACATTGGTTAGCGGGGATTACCCCCACATTAGTACCACTACCCGAATAACAATCTAAAGCAACCAATCCATCACAAGTAAGTGTTTGAGTTAATCCAGTATTACCACTATATTGATCTAAAAGTTCAGAAACATCATAAATACTAGCAAAATTACTTGTGTTTTGACCACCAACACCGTCAGTTTTATAATAACAGAACTTATTGTTTTGGTGTAAAGCATATCCAGTTCTATTTCCAGGCGCGGGATCAATACAAGTGGATGTAGGTAATCTGTCACTTCTCATAACAATTCTATTTGAATTATTAAAATTAACACCTAACAAGGAAGGGTCTGTAAAATAAGCTGGAGAATATAACGCAAAATGATCGTTTAGATTATTAGTTGGCCAACCATAGTCTGTCTTATTCGACACTGACCCTAAAAAAACACCATTTGTAAAATAAGAATAACTAAAAGACGCAGCAATAAAAGGACCTCCACCTATATAGTCTGTTTGAAATCTAGGTAAAGTAAAATTACTAATTGGTGATAATAAATAAAGATTTATATCTAAAGCTTGTTTTTGTTGGAATCCTGATACTGGAACATATGTGTTTGACGATGTCTCATCTGTTGATAAATAGTAATACGGTAATGTAGACGTGAAACCTGTATAATTACTAGGATTTATTGTAAAAGTAAATGAAGGAAAATATAAATTGGTGAACGTATTTGTTGGTGTATTATGTGTCAATGGTGTTTGACCAACAGGTTTTATTGGTTGATTTAAATAATATTTACCTCTTATTTTTAAATTTGCTTGTGGTGTTGTATATCCTAATATTTTTGATATATCATATTCTATTGTTTGTTTTTCGGTATGTGGATCAACACCTCTAACAAACATTAACACCTCATAATTTGCTGAATTAGATAATGAAGCGAGACAATCAAAATTATTTGCCTGTATCGAAGGTATTCCACTATCATTATTATAGGTTTGTCCGTTAACAAAAGTTGGTGGGATAATAGGGCTGGAGTTATTAAAACTAGGAAATACGTATGGAGGAACCGGCAAGAAATAAGTTAAATCACAAGGATCAGCAATAACATATTGAATTTCGTGTCTTAAATATTTTTTTGGAAATAAATTTGGATTTGTAGTATTATCTAATAAATTAAAATTAGAAATGGAAATTCCTGTTATTACTTGAAAATACTCCACATCTGTTGGATATTTTAAATAATCATCTTTATTTATATCAGTTATTGTGTCACCAGTTTGAAGTATGTTGATAGTTGAAAAAAGTGGCATACTTGGGTTGGTTGGGTTAGCATATGTAATAGTGTTTGAAATTGGAACAACATTAGATGTAGTATTTGGTGCTGCAGATAATATTGTTGTTCCTGTTACCGAGTTATTACCAAATATATTTGTTGTTGCACCAGTTAAATTTATGTTTCTTGGGATTAGTTGTCCATTGTTAAATAGAGGACTCTGAAATGTCACAAGTTCTCCTATTCCTAAAGTTTGTGCTGTTCCGGCATTTGCTAAAACAACAATAATTTGATCTGTAAATGATTGTTGAGTCCCTAAATTATATGGGGCAACACTCAACTGAGGGTTTACCGTAGTGGTTATTATATTTGGTCCTCCACCGGGACCAGTAGTATCAAAATATTTATCTCTAGTGTTAAACTCATTTAATTTTTGTGGGTAGGTTTCTTTTGTTGGATACCCAAACCATCTTTCATCAGATCCACCACTTTCTTCAGCAGCAAATAAGAATGGTTGTGGTGCGTGGTATTTATTAAAATCTGTAGTTCCTGTTGTTATTATATCAGTACCTGAAAATAATCTTCTAAAATCAATTACCGCAGATAAAACAACATCACCATCTATCTGTTGATCAACAACTCTATTTATTAATGATTTATATTGGGCCAGTCCTAAACCCAATCCAATACTTGTTGGACAATAAAAATATCCCTTAGAATTTGCATCCGCGTCTTCCTCTGGATAGTTTTCAAAATTTGGGTGCATTACGTTATATGACCCCGATAAATTTATAGGAGCAATAAATGATGTTGACTGCGCATATTCTAAACCAGAATCATCTAACCCACTTTGTTGTGCCGCAATATCAGCATTAACAGAGTTGGCATCAATATCATCATCAATTTCTGCGTTTCCGCAATCACAATCACAACTTGTACATTCTGGATAAGACATCATTGGTAATCCAAGTCTTGGGAAATCCGTTATTTTTATTAAATAAATTATGGTAAACGCAACAAAAGATAAAGATAAGGCTAGTTTAAAAAGAAGTTTTGTATAATACAAAGCAATTTGTAATATGTCACCTGCACTAAATACAGGTCCTCCAGGAACAGCAACAGTGGAAGTCGATGAAATAATCCAATTTGTTAATTGAATCCCATCTGATATCGCTTCATAAGCAAAATAAAGTCCTAAAACAATTAATAAATATTTTAAAACAGGCCAAATAAATGCAATAAAATGCATCAACCATAATATGATTATAAGTGGTATTGCTAATATATTAAGTATTATATTAAACGTAAAAAATAAAGGGTCAAAATTTTTAATTATATCATTAACTGGAAATGTGTTAGTTGTAGACTTACAACTTCTGTCGTCAATTTCTTTAATCCCTAAATGTCTTGCTCTGCCAGCTCCTCTTTTATACCTATCCAAAAACATTGAGGTGGTATAAACTTTATTATAATTAAATTCATAAAACTTATCTTCACAGTCTATCGCCTCTTGTATCATTTGTTGACCTGTGGTAGTCGTATTATCACCATAATCATTCCAGTCCACACTAAAAGCATAAGATCTTAAAGCATCAAAAGTTGGTTGTTGATAAAACGTATAATTAAATTGGGTTAGAGTGCCGGGATTTATAGGAACAACATTTATTGTTAAAATTGTAGGAATAACGGTAATTGGAATACTTTCTAAATCACCAAAATATAGGACACCATTTAATAAAATTGTAAAACTTTCAACGTTAATTTTATTATCTAAAGCTAATCCACCTGTTGATGTGTTATTTAGAGGATATGTAAAAGTAACCGTACCATTTGGTATTATAATTGTATGTAATGTAGTTGGGTAATTTATCAATGGGTCAATTGATGGCGTTATCCATCCGTGTTCTTTAATATTTGGAACAAGAAAATGTCCTCTTTGAAATGGGTTTTGTAAACCTTGTTCATTTTGCCATTTAAATTTAAATCTATATTTTCCTTTTGTTGGTAGACCTTTATTAGGATCATTAGATAAAACTTGTTCCCCAAATTCATTGGTTATAATATAATTTAAATTCATTGGAACATTTACTAAAAATGTACCGTCTGAATCAATAACCTTACCACCTTCAACTAACGCATAAGGTTCAAGAATTGGTCGACCAAGTTGGTCAACTCCAATAGTTTGCCTAATTGTTACTATTTCTCCAGGACCTGAAACTAATTCACATAAATTTCCTGTATTATTTCTTGGTGTACAACTAACTCTAACCGCATCATCGTTTGTAGTCGAAATTAATGACCCCATAAATACTGCTGTTGGTTGTATATTAATATTTAGATTTGCCGTCAAATCAAAGTCAGATCTAGTTATTCCTAATAAACAAATTTCAGGTTCACCCCATAATGGTGATACCTCAATAATTTTATTTAAACTAACAATTTGCGGTAATTCATTTAAATTTGTTGATGTTTTAAATCTAGAACCATTAACTTGTGACTCTACCGCAACACCAATGTCTATTAAATCTTGTGGTGATAACGAAAAACATCCAATATCAGATAAATCAACGTCCATTAATATTGTTTGAGTACCTGTTGGTACTCCAAATATCATGTAATCACCACTTTCATTTGTTCTTACTGAAAATTTATAGTATTTATCGTATACCTCAACATATGATTGATCTGTAAGAATTTCATTTTTTGTTGGGAAATTTCCCGTTGATGAGTGTCCATTATATGATGGTTCTTTTGGTAATAAGTTATATCTATATCCATCTTCATTTATGTCAGAAATTGTTTTATAAGGATATAATTCAGAAATTATTGGATTTTCTAAATCTAAATCACTAATAGGAATAAAAACAGATACTCTAGCGTTTGGAACTCCAAATCCATTATTAACAATAACTCTACCAACAACTACCCCATAATCGGAGCACATTCTATTATAGATTTCGCCTTGATTGATTTTTAAAGATAATATCTCTAAAAACTCAAAGTCCTGTTCCAATTGAATGTTGATAGTTTTTTCACTACCAGGAGTAGTTCGTATTCTATATGATTTTGGCATTAATTACTCTTTTTTGATAAATAGTTTATTTCCTATTTTCAAAAAATAATTCTTTTATTCAAAAAATAAATTATCAAGAGAAATTAATTGTTTTTAAATTAAGAACATTAACGGTAATGTCTTTGTTTGGATACCTAATTTGATATATTTGAGTTGGTTCTGCAAATATTGTATCGGCAATTAATTTAATCATTTTTGTTGATGGGTCTTCATACGCCTGTGAAGTTTGGGAAGATGAATATTGTCCCCCAACTTTATTATAAATGAATATTCCTGAAACAGAAATAATACCATTTTCACTCTGTATTAATCTTCTAATTTCAGAAACATAAACATTTTGACCTAACCCCCTAACAGTTGGACTAAAATATTGTGTAACAATATTAATAATTTTAGCAACAACTGACCCTTGATTTTGACTTGAGTCTAAAACAACATCTACATCAACACTTAAATCTATTACATTAGCTGTCTCAACGGATATGTAATCGTTTATCATCCTATAATTTGATAGATAGTTTGCAACATTACTTTTAAGTGTGTTAGAAATAACTTCTGTTAGATTACCATTAGTGTCGTAGGATAACATTTTAATTTTTATTTTATTATTTTCTTCAACAATAGATACTTTACCCGGTGCACCGAATTGAGACGGCATAGTTCTTAATACCGATTCATAATCATTTATTGTAACCGCTCTGTTTTGTGCGGAAAAATTATAAGATACATATTGTCTTACTTCCTCAGTTGTTGGTGGATTAGCTCCCCCAATTGCTGCGGTAACATTATTAACTCTAAGTGAATTAACTACCGTTGAGTTAATTGATTCTGAGGGTCCGTTAACAAAAAACGAAACTGTTCCAATCTGTGTAATAATGTTAACACCTAAATTGGTTGATTGTCCTCCCCCAACACGATATTGTATAAATAATGTTGAATTTGGCTTTAATGCACTACCTAAAGCTAAATTATTAACATATTTGTTAAGATCAAATCCAACACCGTCTCTTGCAAATTCTCTCAATTGTTCATCAGCTGAAACATTTCCACCACCAAAAGTCATTTTAGTATAACCTTCTGGGGTATACTCACTAATAAATTTAGTATTTGTAACAATGTATTTACCAACTTTAATTCCAGGTTGATCTGATGGTTTTGTCGGGTCTTCAACAAAAACTCTGTCTTCCGCCAATGCCTTTACTTCATACCATCTATTTAATAACGATATAAATTCTTGTGTCTCCGGTGGAGAAGTATATTGTGTCCCGTCTTTAAGTAAGACACTGGTTATACCTAAAACATTTTTTTCAGGTAAAAATAATTCAAAAAATGGTTTTACATCATTTGGTGTAATAACTCTTTTAAAAACTTTTGTTATACCATTAACAATAACCTCTCTTTTTGTTATTGTATAATTAGTAATATTATTATTTGCATCAAAATTTGGAATTTTTAGTCTGTTTGGTGATCCTTCGGCATTTGTTGGTGATGAAAAATCAATATCATATACTGTTTCAAATGGTTGTCCAGCCCCATTAACCTGAGACCCTCTTCTTAAAACTCCGCAATATCTTAAATCTTCTCTATCCCCAAAAGCCGGAACTGTTATTGAAAAGTCTACTAACGCAACCGAAGGTCTTGATCCAGGTATTTTTAAACCATAAGTTTTGGCAATATTATAAATAGATGACTTTTGTTGTGCGTATTGTAATACTGTTTCTTGTATACTTCTATCAATCTGAAATTGTAAGTTATCAGTTACCGCAGCGTTTAAATCTAATAATACCGAAAATACTCCCGCATCATTAAAATTTTGTACTAAGTCGGGATAATAAGATCTTGTAAAGTTTATTAATTCAGTTCTTATTCCTGCGAAGTCTCTAGTTGTGTAAGATATTTTTTTATTTGCCATATACTATTAAATATTAATAATTAAAAAATCACTTGAATTAAATGCATTATTAGTATTTTTGTAATCAATTCTAACTTTTGCGGTATGTTCTAACTGTGATATATTTGGTACCGTAAATTCTTTTTCCCCATATTGATTCACATATGTTCCTTGATTTTGGTCTTCTGTTGATGCGTCGGTTATCTTAATGTTTGTTATTAAGATCCCTGGCATATATTTACTAACAGAATCCCTTATTTCATTTTCAATTTCACTAAATGTTGGTCCGTCTAAAGGTTCAAAAAGATATTCGTATAATCTAGACCCAAAATCGGGTAAAAAGTATCTTGTTCCTTTTTTACTTAATAATAAGTGTACAAGATTACTTCTTATTTCTTCATCACTATCATTAGAGGTATCTAAATATCTACCAACGAACGAATCCCTAAACGGGAAAGTTAAACCATATGTTATTCCATTTGCCATATCTAATAAATATAAGGTTAAGAATTTTTGATTAAATAGATATAAAATAAAAAATCACGACTTTTGCCGTGATTTATTTAAATAGTGATTTATTTTAAGATGAACAACCAAAACATTCAAACTCTGAACTATCCGGTTTTAATGGTAAACCTTCATTTACATGTTCAAATTTTGGTACTTCTGAGTTAAAATTTATTTTTTCTTTTTTACTTGTGTCCAACGCCAAATGTTTAGCTCCCGTTGAGATTGCTTTTGTTCTTACATAATAACAAAGGGTTTTTAAACCTTTTTCCCAAGAATGGAAATGTGATGAGGTAATTTTAGATAATGTAGGACTTGACATATAAATGTTCATTGATTGTGATTGATCAATAAATGGGGCTCTATCTGCCGCCATATTAATTAATTCTTTTTGTGATATCTCCCAAATTGTTTTGTATTTAGGTATTAAATGTTCAATTCTTTTAACTTTTTTATTATAATTTTTGTCATCAGGATCTAAATAGTTATTAAAATTAATATTTTTAATTGATCCTTCATTCATAATAATTTCATTTTTTAAATCTTCAGACCATATCCCAATTTTTTCAAAATCAGTAATTAAGTATTTGTTTACAATCATTATTTCACCACCAACAACTCGTCGATTAAATAATGCTGAATGTGCGGGTTCTGTCATTTCAAATGAACCTGTAATCTTAGCTGAAGACGCTACAGGCATTTGTGCGGTAAATAATGAATTACATACACCATACTGTTTTACATCATCTTTTAATGTATTCCAATCCCAATATCCTGATAAATTATCATCAGTTAATCCCCACATGTCAAATTGAAATATTCTTTTCGACATTGGTGATCCTTTAAAGAATTTATATGGTTTATATTTATTTTTTTTACATAAATCATTGCTCTCGTATATTGCACCATAATATATCGTTTCAAAGATTTGTTTGTTTAATAATTTTGCCTCTTCTTCAGTAAAAATTAAATCAAGTAAATAAAAAACATCTGCCAAACCTTGTGTTCCAATAGCAATTGCTCTTTGTTCTAACCCCCCTTTTAATCCTTTTTTAGTTGAGTAACTATTTATATCGATAACTTTGTTTAAAGTTCTCACAACTTTTCTAACTTCATTAAATAATAATTGAAAATCAAATTTATTTCCAATAATAAAGTTTTTAAGTACAATAGACGATAGGGTACAAATTGCAGTAGTTTCTTCATCCGTATACTGATATATCTCATTACAAAGATTAGATTGTTTAATTACTCCAATATTTTGATGATTAGTTTTTCTGTTTGCATTATCTTTGGAACATAGATAAGGAATTCCAGTTTCAATTTGTGATTCGATTATTTTAGACCATATATCTTGTGCCTTAACTTTCTTACCTAACCCTAAAGAAACAGCTTTATTGTAATTTTCTTCATATTCATTACCAAATGATTCTTGTAATGGTTTAATCCCCGCTTTAATTATATCGTTAGGACATAACAAATACCAATCTTCATTATTTTTAACTGATCTCATAAAGTTGTCAGGAATCCAAAGTGCCGTAAATAAATCACGAGCTCTTAATTCTTCAGCACCAGTATTTTTTTTAATTTCCAATAAGTCTATAATATCTTTATGCCAAGGTTCCAAATAAATTGCTGCGGATCCAGGTCTACGACCTTGTTGATTAAAAAACCTTAATGATTCGTTAACAATTTTTAAATACTTCAACAACCCACCCGAGTGTCCCCCTGATGTAGATATTCTACTTTCCTTACTTCTAATGTTAGACATAGATAATCCAATTCCTGCTGCATCTGAAGAGTAAGTTGAAATATCGTTTAATGTGTCCAATAATCCTTGTCTTGAATCCGAATTATTATAATGTAAAACACAAGAAGCTAATTGAGGTACTTTTGTACCAGAATTAATCATTATCGGTGTTGCTTTAGAAATAAGTTGATTTGATAATGATTTATAATATTCAATTGCGTCTTCAAAATTATCTGTAACCCATATAGATACCCTCATATACATGTGTTGAGGTCGTTCAATTACTTTTCCTTCTGGTGTTTTTAGTAAATACATCTCTTGTAATGATCTCCAAGCAAAATAATCAAAATTATAATCGTTATTATGATTTATAATTTCATCAATATTTTTTTCTCCGTATTTTTGAATTGTTTCCACTAACACATCATTAATAATTCCATGTGAATGTAACTCTAACATTGTTTCTGAAAAACTTGGGTTAGTTTCTTTATGGTATGAAGAAATTGCAATTGAAGATGCTAATCTTGAGTAATCATGATGACTTCCAGTGTAAGACGCCGCTATCTCATAAATTAATTTATCTAATTCTTTTGTTGTTATATCACCTTCAGTTGGTACTGAAGTGATAACCTTGATAAAAATCTCGTCTGAATTGACACTCAAACCTTTTGCAGATTTTTTAACACGATTGTAAATTTTTTGTGGGTTAAATGTTACATTATCCCCATCTCTTTTTATTATTTTAAGTGACATAGTATTTTTTTAATTTTTAAAAATCTTCTTCAAACGTAATTTTTTCATTTAATTTTGCTTTTTGATATTCCATTGTTCTTGACTCAAAGAAATTACCTTTTGTTTCAACAGCAATTTGTTCCATAAATTTAAATGGTTGGTCAACATTAAATTCTTTATTACAACCAAATTTTACCAAAAGACCATCTACAACAAATTCCAAATATTGTTTCATTAAATTTGAGTTCATTCCAATCAATGAAACTGGTAAGGATTCGGTAATAAATTCTTTTTCAATCTCAAGTGCGGATAATAAAATTTCTTTAATTCTTTTTTCTGATGGTTTATTTTCACAATGGTTATTTAACAAATGAATTGCAAAATCACAATGTAGATTTTCATCTTTAAAAATTAGAGAATTAGCGTTACATAGTCCTTGCATAATTCCTCTTGACTTTAACCAAAAAATAGAACAGAATGAACCTGAAAAGAATATTCCTTCAACTGCAGCAAAAGCAATTAACCTTTCTTGGAAAGATGAATTATCAATCCAGTTTAATGCCCATTTTGCCTTCTTCTGTACCGCAGGTAGTCTATCAATCGCATTAAAACATTCGTCTTTTTCTTTAGTATCACTAATATAGGTATCAATCAATAACGAATACATCAATGAGTGAATGTTTTCCATTGCTAATTGGAATCCGTAAAAGAATTTTGCTTCAGGATATTGTACCTCACGATAAAAATTTTCCGCTAAGTTTTCATTAACAATACCATCAGATGCCGCAAAAAATGATAATAAATTTTTAACAAAGTATTTTTCATTATCCGTTAGTTTTTCCCAATCACGAATATCATTTGTTAAATCTACTTCTTCTGCCGTCCAAAATGCTGCTTGATGTTGTTTATAAAATTCCCATATGTCATTATGTTCAATTGGGAATATGACGAATCTTGAGGGGTTTTCAATTAATATTTTTTCCATTTTATTTAATTATTTTTTAATTGTTTTGTCTTTCTTGTCTTTTTTCTAACAATTCTATTACTCTTTGTCTTTGTCTTTCTTCTTGTTTTTCTTCTAAACCTAAGAAAGTCATAGAACTCTCGGTGTCAATGTCTAACATTGCATTATCAAATTTACAATTTTCAAATATTACACCGTCATCACCAACCCTTGATTTTGTAATTGCTATTGTCGCTAATTTCATCTCTTTCTGTTGAAGTGTTTTTGCAACCGTAATAATAACGTGACCAACTTGTGCTTTTTTAATTGATCCACCCATTTGATCAGTTGTTACAACCTCAGAAGAAATAGAACTTCTATTACCTTGTGTTGCAGTCCATCCAACTAAATTAAGTTCATGACACATAGCTTCAAACCCTCTCATAACAGAACCTTCACTTTTCCATTCATCACCCAAATTTTTTTCAGGAACAACACAGTCAATATAATCTAATAATACCATATCAATCTTTGTTCCTTCAGCAACCATTTTTCTAATTTGATTTTTAATTTGTAAAATAGTTACAGTGTCAGAAGGTAATTTATTCATTATTAACTTATTTGGCATTGACTCTTCGATAACTTTAACTTTTTCTATTACCTCATCCCTTTTTTCAGATAATTCGTCAGGATGAATTTTTGTCCAAAGAGTAAAATGTTTTCTTTGAATTACCTTTGGGTTATCTTCAAAAAAGATCTGAAGTACGTTGTTTCCTAAGTTAAATGCGTGGTTAGCAATTTTAGTTAAGATTGTAGATTTACCCACTCCTGTTGGAGCTAAAATAACACCAATTTCACCTCTAGCTAAACCACCTTTTAATAGTTTATCGATACCTGGAATTCCCATTGGTATTGGATGTCTATAATCATCATCAAGTACCTGATAAATATTAGAAAAAACATCCATAGCATTAGTATTTTTTTCTCCTACTTGTAATGCTCCTCTAACTAACTCTTCAAGAGTGTCATAATTTTCAAATTCACCTCCATCAATTATTTTTTGAGCTTTATTCATAACTTTTTGAAGTTCTTGTTGTTTACAGAATTTTAAAGCCTTTTCTTGCACAAAATTAACACCGTCAATAGGTGAATCCTTAATTTTCTTAATTGTGTCCAAAACTATTTTAGACGCAATTTCTTGTTGTAATTCAGATTTAGTAATCTGTTCCAATGTTTCAAATGATGGGGTATGATCGTATTTTACATAATACTCCTTAATCATTTGAACAATTATTTTAAAGTATTTATTTTCAAAATAATTGTTTTCTATTACATCAATAATTGACTGTGAAAAGTCTTTATCTAATATAATTTGGTTTAATAATTGTAATTGAAATACATTACCTAAGTACTCAAAGTTTTTGTTTGTCGCCATGTTTTTTGTTTTGTTAGTAATGATAAATACTATTGGTTTTGATTAAAATTCGGGTAATAATAATTAAAATTTTTACCTGAAAAAATGTCAGTAAGATCATTAAGTACACTTTTTAATTGTGGTCGTAGATCTACCGTATACCTTATTTTTGGCGGGTAATGTTTTGCGTTAAATGTTCTCTGACATATTGTCATATCACCAATTTTAACATAAACATTAAAATTTTCAGGTCCATCAGTAATTGATGTGTTTAACATATCAGGATTTACACCTATTTCGTATTGGTTATCTAACATATAGATAACACTCCTCATTTTTAAATTATTTTTTAATTTATCCGTAAATAAACGAAAATAATCATAAAATTCAACTGATTTGTGAGAGTTTTTGTTTAAACCTTTCACATTAAAAAATCTTTGTACGACAATATTGTCATTACACATTAATAAAAATTCTACTTTTGTTACATCTTGATCTTTCATACTTTTTTTTTAATTTTTGTTTCTAAATTTTGTTTCTAAATTTTGTTTTTTCTTTTCTTGATAATTTTAAAAATGGTTTTAAAAAATTAATCCATGCATCATCTCCTTTTGGGAGGTACTTGAAGAACCCGTCGGTCATCATCATTCTAATTAGGTTTCTATGTCCTCTTCCATCAGGATCCATTGACTCAGAGTAATATTCTCTAACCATTTTTTTACCATCTTCATCAATTAAAGGTTCTGATAAATCTACGAGTTTTTTATTGATTCTAAAAAAATCATCACCCATAATACCTTCTTTTGTTTTTCCAATGATTAAATTTCCTAAAACAACATTTTTTTGTTGTTCTTTTAATAGTTGTTCACCTTTTGTTAAAATATCGGTTAAATATATCTTTGAATCAAGTATTTCAGGAAAAAATTTAATTAAAGTTTTCTCACCCATTAAACTTATTCCATCAATATTATCCGAAGTATCACCAGCAAGGATCTTAAATGTCATAACATTATAATGAGGAATCGAACAATTTTTAAATTTAATGTTGTCACCAAATTTATAATACGACTTTAAGTTTGGTGAATAAATTAATACCTTTTCTGAAATTAATTGAGTTAAGTCTTTATCACTTGAGAATATCGTTTTCTCTTCATCTAAAGAGATTTGACAGTAATACGCAATAAGATCATCGGCTTCCGAATTTTCAATCTCTAATTGTCTAATAAACATCTCTTCAAGATATTGTTTAACTCTTGTTTTTTGTTTGTTAAATGAATCTGTCTTCTCCACATCATTAGGAGAAGATTTACGATTCATCTTATATTTTGGATATATTAATTTTCTTTGAGATGAGTTTGTGTCACTATCCCAAAAGACCATAACTTTATTAAAATTGGTTTCTTCTAAGAATTTACGAATTGTGTTAATAAAATGCCAAGTTCCACCAATGTGTTCCCCATTATTATAAAAATCTTTAACTCCGTGAAATCCTATTTTTAATAAATTGTTACCATCAACAATTAATGTTTTGACCATTTAAATTTTTTAAGTCGTTTGAAAATACTTTTTACTCGTCAGAGTCATCATCAGATTCGGCTAAAGAATAATCTGAATACCCTAATTTTGTTTCCCAATAATCAGAATAGTCTTTCTTATAATTATCCAAAGATTCTTTTGTGTCTGCAATATAACCTTGTGGTACTGCAATTATCTTACCATCTTTATACCCAAGACCATTAACGTGATTCTTTAATATCGAAATTTTAGTTCTAATTGCAAAAGATACTTTTCTACCATTCTTAGTCGCATCAATGTGACTAATACCTGCCTTTTTCTGATTACCAAATAAAAACACTAATGATGATGCCAACCATACCGCTTCACCACCTTTGGCTTTGATTTCAGGTTGTCCAAATGGATTATCAGGAAGTAACACCCAAGGTTGATTTAAGATTACTAAAGTATTGTAATATGGGTAGTCTTCTTTTTTAGATTTTGAGATTCTTGAATGAATTCCCATACCAATTTTATCCGCTAATACTTTTGCGTTGTGCATTCCACCGCCTTTACCATCAAAAGTCATCTGACAAGGTATACTTCCAATACTGTCCCACAAAAATAATAAACTATAAGGAATATCTCCCTTTTCTTGAGCGTCAAGAATGTCATTAATAAATTCAGTTGCTTGTTCAATTACATCAAATGAATCGTTAAAAATAAACATTCCATCATACTCACCAAGTTCGTTTTTTTCCGCCTGTAATCCCAATTCAATAGCATGTTCCCAAGACCATTTTTTCTCAGTAATAATAAGAATAGGTAAATGACCTTTTTTCTGAGCGTCAGCTGCCGCAAGGATCATTGCCGTTGTTTTTGAGGTATTTGAATGTCCTAAAAACATATTTATACCACCCATAATAGGGCCAGGTAATCCACATGATCCCATAAAAGCTTCTCCACAATTATAGAAACTTTCTGGTTTGTATTTTGTTTTTGTCGAATATTTACCTTTAATTGTTTCTAAAGATATTTCTCTTTTTCTTATCGCCATTTTATTATAAAATTTCTGAATTATATTTACGAATTTTTTCCAATGACTCAAGTTTATCTTGTGCGTTTGCGAATTTTTCAACTAACTTATCCATTTCTTCTAAATGTTGTGGATGTTCACCAATACCAACAGATGAAGTTAAATAAACTAATAACGTCGCTTCTGATTCTGCCATTTCACTGCGATACTTTAAGGACAATGCCTCATACATTTTTTCTGCTATTTTACTCATTTTTTTTGATTTTTTTTGATTTTAAAAAATATGGACACTCAGTATTTCCAAGTGCCCATGTCGAACTTTAATTAGAATGGTAATTCCTCATCAACGTTATTATTTGTTTGAGGGTCTTCAACTTGATTAATTGATTTTGATCCACCCAAAGAAATTTCAGATACACTACTGTTGGAATAAATGTATTTTCCCGCATCAGTATCCCATCTTGGGGTTTCTCCTTTAGCAATTGATTCAAGATACTCAACAGGTTTTTTGGAATATACATCCTCCCAAGTTAACTCATTATTAATCCAATCATTAGATGTATCAGTATCAGTATGTGTTGGTGATGGATCATCATACATAACCGTTTGAATTACGGTATATGTTGCTCCTTTTGGAGTCTTTGCCTTTGTAAGTTCAAGGATTAAGTCACGACCATTATCAGAGTCGGTAACATCACCTTTTGCCTTCCAAATTGGAATAATTTTATCAAGTATTCCTTCTTGTTTGTAATTGTGTTTAAATCTCCAAAATTTAACACCGTCAGATTCGTTATCACGATCAATTACTTTAACAATATAAAACTTACGTGATTTGTATTGTGTTGCTAATTGTTTGTCGGATTCACGACCTGTTGAAATCAACTCTTCATAAACCTCATTTAAAGGTGAACGTTCGTTGTCATTTTTTGCCGGATCATAGAACTTTTGCCATTTACCGTCAACATTAATTTCGTGGAACCATACCTCTTTAAAAGGTGATGACCCATCTGTTGTAGGTAAAATACGGATTGTTCTCTGACCTTGTTTTTCGGTATCCTTAAGGATTGCTGCGAAATACTTTTTCATTCTTTCTTCTTGTGTAAATTTTGAAGTGGAAGAAGAACCACTTTGTTTTGAACTCTCATACTGAGCCAAAACCGCATCAAAGGAATTGTTTGTCGCCATTGTTTATATATTTTTTAAAAGTTTATAATAGAAAGTATAAGTTAAATAAAAATAGTAGTCAATAAGGTAAGTAAAAATATATAGAGATTTTGATTAAATAATTAACATGTTACATCATTTCATCTTGGTCTTCGTAGTCATTAAAACTACCTTTAATTTCATTTGGAGAAAATTCTTCAACATCATTAGTTGTTAAAACATATTCATTTTTTCCAGATTTTTCCATTTCTCCCATTTTGTCATCAAAAAAATCACTTAATTTTTGATTAAACGGTCCAGAATCTAAACTTCTTAATTCCAATTTTTCTTCAGGAGTTTTTGGTCTTATTTTTTCAATTTTTGATTCCAAACTATTTACCGTATTAACTAAATTATCCATTTCACCTAATTTAGTCTCAAGAGTATTTAATTGATTAAATAAATTATTAAAATATTCTTCTTGTTTGTCAGCAAATGTTTTTTGTGTGTTAATTAAATCGGTAATATCAAGTTCTTCGGTTTCATTTCCAACTTCTTCCACATCAGGATCATTTTTAATATCAACTGGTTGAGGTGTTGGTTCGGTTGGAGGTGGAGGAGCAACCTCTCCACCCGGAGGTGGTGGCAATTCTCCACCCGGAGGTGGTGGTAATTCTCCGCCAGGAGGTGGAGGAGCAACCTCTCCACCCGGAAGTGGGGGTAATTCTTCACCCGGAGGTGTTTCTTGTTCTAAGATATATTTATTGATATTTTTATATCTTCTAATTTCTTCTAATATTTTTTTATCTATTGACATATTAACCGTTTAATAATTGTTTTATTCCAGATTTTGTTTCAACTTGGATTTTTTTATGTGTGTTTAATGTATTGTCTACACGTTCAATCAGTCCATCCTTCATTCTTATTGTGTAACAATCTCCGGTATCTAAATCACACACCTCTTTAAATCCATTACCATTATCTTTTTCTGTTACTCTTGTGTTTTTACCAAGATAGTTATCTAAAATTAATTTTGTGCTCATAGTTTTTTTATTATAAATATCTAATAAAACAAAAAAAACATTTTAAGGTATTGATTTAACAATATTAAATGACTCTCTAAATTTATTTTCAATTGTTTTTTTATTTTGTTCAGTCATTTTATCATAAACACTGTCAGGTTGGTTAACCGGCCATCTTAATATAAATGCTTTACTAAGAGCTGTTATTTGTTCGTCGGTAGTTGATAATGGTTGATTTGAAATAAATGATAGTTTTTCTTTGAATTTACTTATTACAAATTTTACAAAGTACTCATCACTCCTAAATATTGCAAGTGGTATATTTTGGGTTGATCCTTGGTTTACACAATAATATTTGTTTTCCATCAAAAATGATGACCCCCCATAAGCAACATCTAACCTTATTGATCCGTAATTATGACCATATGCCTCAAATTTATCAGATTTATAAGAATTAATATACATCACAGAAAATATAAATGCCAACATTAAAGTTTGATTTTCTGTCGTGATGTTAGCACTTATCATTTCCTTTTTAATTAATTCAATAGAATTTTTTAATGTTATTTTAGTAATAGTAGGGGTTTCAATTGTATAGTTTGTATAAGAACTATTTAAATTGTCCGAACAATTTTGATTTGGGGTTAAAGAACCATTACCATTATTTGTATTGTTAATAATATCATTTTGTTCTTGTAATATATTTTCGGGAGAATCTAGTTTAGCGGTTTCATCTTTTTCTATTTGTTCTTTAATTGATAATAATATTGTGGTACTTAACGATTGTAAAAATTTATCTATTGCCGGAATACTATAAAATGGTTGTCTTTGTCCTTCAAACTCAGTATCAAAACCATTGTCACTTATTCTATGACTAACTTTCGTAATCATATATGGACCACTAAACATAGGTACGTTTCTTAAGTTAAAATACATCATTGGTTGAATCATTGCATTACCTAACATATCAATACTACACTTATAACTTCTATTTCTATATAAGTTATAAAGAGATACGCTCTGTGTTGATTCACTTCTGTTTCTATTTAAATTCGCCATCTGATTTAACACTTCTAAACTTTCTGTTGTTGGGAGTCCAGGGTCTTGACTTATATCAAATTGTTTGAATATTTGTTGATTTTGAGGTCCAATATCAACATTAAAACCAACAACCTTATTTGATTTATCCCAATCTGTTTTTCCGTTTAAATTGTCAAGTAATGGATTATCACTTGATCTTCTTAAATCAAAAGCATCATCTCTAAAACGATAATCCACATTATCATTTAAGGCTAAATGTTCACTAGGTTTATTGGCATATAAACATAAAAATTTTGATGTTGTATCCCGATAATCTAATGTTAAAAATGTTCCAAATAAGGAATTTGCAAACTCTAATGTCCCTTCCGGATTTGGTGTTGGGTTTTTACTAACGTTTTGTACATTATAAAAATTAGCGTACGCCGGCATAGTAAAGTATGTAAAATTATTTTGAGTTAAAATAGTTGTTACCATGTCCACCATTTTATTATTATGGTCACCATATTCTATTAATTCTTTTACTTTAAAAATGTCAGCATATATTTTTTGACCAACATCTCTACTTGCTCTATCGAACAATAAAATGTCTTCAAATAGTGTTTTTGTTTTATAGTCATTACCTGAAATAAATTTGTCATTTATAGATTTAAATGTGTCCCATATTTCATATCTTGTTTGTTCTCCCTGTAAATTAGATTTAACACTATTTCTATCAGGAGTAACTATTACGTTTGGTAATTTATTTCTTAATCTTGTTAATTCTAAATCAAGTACTGTGTCAATATAATCTTCATTTTTGTTTAAATAATCATTCATTAAAGTATAAAACTCAATTTTAGTTATATTATTTTTTTTAAGTTTCTGTGTTGCATAAATTTTTATTATCGGAGCAAACTGAATAACATTTTTTTCATTAAATTGAACATCTAAATCAATAAAAAAATCTGTAATATATGATCCATTATTTTTATATTTTAATTCGGGTATTTCTGAAAACCCAACATAAGTCTCTAAAGCTTTCCAAGTAACTGGATTATTTGTTTTTGATTGTAATAAAGTAACAGGACTTAATAATCCAGTTGGTAAAGTGTTTGGTGATGATTGTTTATACCCTTGATATGTATATGGATTCTCAATATATTTATTTGAAAAAGTATAAAATAATTTTTTATCAAAGTTTGACGGGTTACCATATTTCATCACAACCTCATAATCCATAAATTTAGTTAAATAAGATTTAAATGCGGTAATTTGACTATTTTGTATTTCTGAAACAATGGAGTCACCATTTGTTGCTGTTGGTACCGGAATTTTCATCATTGTTCTCATTAACAATTGGAAATTTTTACACATTTTTTCACTTTCTGTCTCTTCACCTGTTACAGATGTAATTAATGTGTCATAATCATATACCGATCTACCAAAATTTAAAAACTCTATCTCTAAAATGTCCAAAATATTTTTATCAAATGATGTAAACATTTCATCCAATTTAGAGTAATCACCTATATCCCCATTTATTGAAAAATTTTGTTGTGTTGTACCACTATTATAAATTTCTTTTAAATAACTGTCAGGACTTGGGGGAACGACTTTATTATTATTGAAATACCCATAATTTGGTGCTTTCCAAAATAATCTTACAGAACCATTATACATTGAGTTATTTCCTGAAACCTCTGTTTTAATAGTTCCATTTATTCTAAAACACTCATCTTTAGTTTGATTTATTATTCCCCCAAATGAAGGAAGGGGGTAAATAGAAGTTTGATCAGTTGTTTTTACATAACAAGACCAAGGCGTTAATGTTAATGAACGTGTAACATTAGGAAAATCAAACCCATTAGATTTATTAATTAAAGAACCAGTTGTTTTAACCATTCCTAAGTTTGTATTTAATGCAGATTGTATTTCCGAACTGACATATCCAACAGCGTTAACATTAGTCAAAATAAAATTAAATGTTGGACCAAGAAGATCTAAAGTAATTGTTGTACCATTTGGTAATTGATTAGGGGTTATTATATATCTACCAACACCCCCAGTTGTTCCACTTATCTGAGAAACTATTGTTGTACCATATTGTAATGAAGTACCAGATAGTGTCATTCCACTAATAATTTCATCTCCATTTATTGTTAGTACTTCTAATTCATTATCATTAACTATTGCACAAGTACCTCCAATTGGTACTACACTATCAAAAACAACTTTTCCTTGATAAAAAACATTAAAATCATCTATTGTTTTTGGGTAAAAACCATTATTAATAATTGTTTTTACATAATTAATTCCAAGAACATTTGTTGTTATATTACCCTCTAATATAATTTCTTGTGGTGAACCATCAATAGTAACATTATAAGATTTTGTTGTTGCACTATTAACGGGGTCGTAATTATAAGAATAATTAAAATTGTTCCAAACTTCTGTTAAAATATCATTTCCAGTTTCAACCCAAGTTTTGTATCTATGCCAAAGTGATCCATATTTTAAAATCCAAGCGTGTGGTAATCTATGTATTGCTCCAAATTTTTTAATTGTTGATATAATATAACTTAATTCATTTGTGGAATTATTAGTATCATCAAGTAATTTGTATTTTTCTTTTAATGTTGCTAAAGGTAAACTATTTAAAAATAGATAAGCTGCCAATTTATATGGGGAAGAATCTCCACTATTATATCTAAAATTATAAACTCCTTTTTGAATTGCATTTATAAAATAGGGGGTGTTCAACATTGAAGTTGTTTGTTCGTCTATTAAATTGTCTGTATAATTTTTATAAAAAACATTTCCTTCTGTTATATATTGATTTTTAATTTGTCTATTTTTATAAAATAATTTTAAATTACCATTTATAATTGATTGATTAAAAATGTCATCAGTATAATTAAAATTAGTTATTGGTTTTATAATTTTATTTTCAGTAAAATTAACAATTGATTTATTATTTAAATCATATTTTAAAACATCAGAAGTCTTATATACCAATTCTGTTTTTTGTATTATTGTGCCGTTTGCCAAATAATTGTTGTCCCAAGATAAATTAGTTATTGGGTACAAATCACATATGTCATATTTTTCAATTACATTGTCAATCCCAATATATTTTTCAACTAATTCCGTATTTTCTATTCCAACATTTGGTTGGGATATTTCATTAATTAATATCTTAGCGTCTAAAAGATCAAATGAACTTAATGTTTCATTTTTAATATATGGTGTATTAAATTCTCCTCTAATAAAATTTTGCCAAGATATTCCCTCTCCTTGATTTGAGATATGTCTTAAAAATCCTCCATAGACTCCTGAATTAATATTATATTCTTTTAATTTTTTAGTTAGATATGGGTTGTCATCACCTAACGCTTTTATAATGTTAATAACTTCTGACTCGGCAGAATAAAACTCCATATTATATAATTTCGAAGAGTCTCTAGACATTAAACTATAAAATGAATTTAACATTAATCTTTCATATATTTCATAAAAAAATTTTACTTCTTCTGTGTTTTGAAATACTTGATTATTAATTGGAAATTCAATAGCATTAAAACTTAATCTTTCAGGTTTTGTTAATCCATTATTAATATATTCAGGATCCGGAATTGGAAGTTCTCTTTCTGTATATGCCTTTATAAATTCTTCAACAAACTCAACTTCAGGCCATATTTCAGGTATAAAAGCGTTTATTTTTCCCGATAAAACCGGATCACCAGGATATTTTAATTCATATTTCTCACCACCATCGTTTTTTGTGTTTTCAACAATTAATTGTGGCCAAGGATATATTGGGGTGTTTTCTTCTCCATCGTTTTTTATATCAACACTAGGGACCGTTGAATTACTACCAAATACGGCATCTTTTCTATACTTATCTTCTCTTAAATTCCAAGCCTTTGTATGTACATCATCCATCAGACGTAAAAAAGCTTCCCCTTGAGCAAAAAATACCGCTAAAATATTCCTCATTGTTGGTTCAAAACCAATACCAGTTGATGTATTACTCATTTGATCCGCCAATTGTGCAGTTAAAGATTCTTCAATTTTTTGTCTATTTATTTGATATTTTTGTTGCATTACTTTTGTTTGATTTAAAAAGTAACCTTTACCATCAAATTGAAAATTTTTATTTTTCTGAAATTCGATTTCTAATGTTTTTGTAAAAGCGGAAACTTCGGATGGAATTCCGGGTAATTCTTTATTTGTTCTTAACAAATATGTTTTATTAATGTTGACATCAATAAACTTTGATTTAGTGTAACAAGTATTTAATTCAATTTTGTTCGGAATATAATTTGGTTGATTTAAACCTAATGTTTTATTCTTTTCAAGAGCAAGATTAAATTTTTTAATTATACCATCAAGTTCATTTAGTGGTGCGGATTGTTTTGTAATATCGTCCCTGTATTCTTTTTTCCATTGGTATATTATTTCTTCACTATCTTTAAGTACAAAAATATTATTCACATCTAAATATTGTTTTACCCAAGAATCGGGAGTATAATAAAAAACATACCCATCATATTCAGTTAGTTGGGTTGTGTAATCTGTTAAATCATTTAAAACATTTAAGTTAGTTTTTTTAAAACTATCTATTATATTTTTAATAAACCTATCTAACCTGTACTTTAATTGTTGTATTGTTATTTCAGGAAAATTATCATTAATTAATCCTTTTGATTTATATTCAGAATATAATTCTTTCATTTTTTGATAACCCTCACTTGCAAATGTTTTTTTAACAGGTGTTGAATTATTAGAACTATTATTTGGTTGGATTTGTTTTGTTGTAACAATTGACTTGTACATTAGTGGTGTTCCCATCATTGCTCCAAAAGTAACATGAGACATAATTGTGTATTTATATGTTTTCAGTTCTAATTTTACCCTAAAGTTACCAGAACTTGGATCAAATGAAGATCCAAATTTTTCTAACATTAATGGTATTCTAATTGCTTTACCCAAATATCCTTTTATGGTTAAATGAAAAAGTGGGTATGGGAATTGGAAAAATGCTGCGTATGGAGAATTATTACCACCTTCAAACAACGATCTTCCTTTTACGTCTTCAAGAGTAATATCGATAGTAGGTACAAAATCTAAACCACAACTATAATTTATTTGTGTTATACCTAATAATCCATTATCAACAGCACCAGGTACCCCATTTGATATTAAACTTTGACTATAATAAAAGTCTGCTGAATTATCAGGATTTACACTAACAGATTTTTTTGGTTGGTTAACACCTTTTCCGGTTAAAGTATTTTTTCCTGTTATTTCATCTGACCATCCATTGTCTAAAAATTTTTTAAACCCTGGATTTAAAAAATTAATTTTACCAACAGATATAGTTTTAACTGATTCGTTTAGTGAAACGCCTAAAGCTAATTTAGTTCTTGGTAATACAGAACATTCTAAATTAGCGTAGAACACAAGATTTTCGTGATCTATAAGTCTTTCTTTTGGTCTACCTTCTTCATCAATTATTTTATTTGGGTCAATTACTGATATGTTTTGGTAATCAAATTCTACTAATATATTTTCTCCGTTATTTACCATAATAGAATATGTGATTATCTAATTCGTTTTTATAATCCTGTAATGAAGTTAACAACGGATATGGAATTGTCAATACCGCACCATCAGGAATATTAAATTCAAGTCCAGTATATTGTGGGTTTGATTGTAAAATTAACCAACCAAAAAATGGTGAATTGTAATGTTGTTGAGACACTTTATCTAATCTAGACGTACCAACCTTATAAATATATTTTTTATCTGATGATTTTGACGGCAAATTAATATACGGAACAACGGTTTGTTTTCCGTTAAGTAAAAATGAATTATATCTATTATAATACTGTAACTGCATATTAATTAAATTTTATTTTACCATTATATTTATCATTAGTATTTAAGTTTTGTTTACTATATAGGTCCGATATTCTTTTTTCATACGTTGAATAACTTGGGTCATTTTTGTCTGTAGTATACCCTACTTTAACATCAAAAGGGGGTATTTCAAAATTTTGAAACTTTTCATATTCAGGACTTTTTTCATAATCATTAAATAATCTATTTTCATTTTCTTTTTCTGTTTTACATTGTTTTCTATAGTCGTCAAACCTATTTTTTAAATCAGACACTAATTTTGGGTTAGATTTTATTTTTTCTAATGAGGTTAAACTTTCTATAAAAGAAGTATATTTGTTATCATCTAACATTACATCAGACATTACCATATAAAATCTTATTTGTTCAGGAGTTGAAAATGGTCTAAACCACCAACTAAGATCCGGAAAGTTCATTACGTTAATATTTTCACTATATAAGGGTGAATCTATTATATATCTGTTTAACATAACATCAAAAAATTCGGTGATTCCTGATGCAACATTAGTCTTATATACATTAAGTATTGAATCAGATACAGTTGTTGCACTAGATCCTGTAAAAATATAAACTTTTGGTTTACCAGTCTCTAATAATATTCCATCAATTTTTGATATAACCACATCAGTTTTTCTAAAAGTATAGTTTAAATTTTCTTGATAACTTGTGAGTTCATTAATTGACCCAATAACAAAATTGTTTATTTCACCTTCTCTATTTTTTAAAATATCCTCTAATTTGTTTTTGACTTGTCTTTGTGCTGCATTAGTGTATTCAGTATCGTTAACAATATCTTTAATAACGGGAGATAAGTCATTTTTACAATCGTTTACCGCATTGTCAACAAGATTTTTTATTAATTTTTCAACATCATCAGGTTTACCATAAATTTTTAATGGAGCCGGGCTTCCAAATTCACTAATGTTTCCATCAAAATATTTTCTTTTAAAATTAACAAGTTGTAATATTCCGTAATTAGAAATGTCATTGATACTTTTTAACTTGTTATATATTGTTGAAAAGAAATCTTTAGTTGATGTTGATAACTCACTAATAAGTCCACTATAATCTAATTCACCCGTCTCTATAGTACCATCATCGTTGGAACTTGCTCCAAGTATTTTTCCAATTGTTTCTCCACCTTTTTGAGGTATATTGTTTGGTATGTCACCAACAGTTGGAGAAGAAGGTGAATTAGGAACAAGTTTACCGACAATCTCGTTATCCCTTTTCGACGTGTCTTCTGTTGCAACCGCCCTTTCATCATAGATCTCAGTGTTTGCGTAGTAATTAAAAGATAATGCGTTTTGTAATTGTTCAACAGGTCCGGCTAATCCATTACCACCAATAAAATCAAATGATAAAGTAATTTTAGCAATCATAGGTTGTACACCAATTCCTTCTGGATTTATATCAAAAAGTAAAGGATCGTAAGTTATTCCAAGACGATTTGGTATTATTTTAGTATGGTAAAAATCTCCAATTCTTAAAACTAATACAGGCGGAGCACCAAATGAAGTGTTTAACGCATCATTATATTTTGGTCTACCGTCAGTATCAATAACCGGAATTGTTTGTCCAGGTCTCATGCACTGATTTAAAAATGTTAATCTCGCATTTAATCCTTCAGGTGTGGTTGAGTGAAATGCCGGACTAAAATATTTTATCTTATCTTTAATACTATCGTAAACCATCGGGTTTTCTTTTTTAATAACCTCAAAATAATCACACTCACTAAATAAACTTCTTAATATTTTTTTAGAAATACCTTCTTTAACTGTTTTAAGAGGATCAACTTTTTTAAGTGGTTTAGGTCCTGGCGGTGTGTTGTTGGTTATTTTGGTGGTATTAGTACTACCATCTTCGGTTATTTTGGTGGTAATTTCAATTTCTGTTAGGGGTATTGTTTTTAATGTTGTTTCTATTGTTGTTATTGGGGCAGGATCTATGGTTATGTTTGCAATACGGACTCTTCTACATGACATTGCAGGAATAGAATACCATTGTGCCGTTCCACTTGGTTCTCCCCCTGAAGTTCTACTGATGTCTTGCCTACAATCGGTATCTTCATATGGTCCGTTTTTACCCACTAATACTGTGATTTCCTCACCATTGGAGTTTTCAATAAAAGTTAATCTCCCTTGGCTTTCCAAAACAGGTACTGTTATGTCTCCAATTGTTTTAGATCTAAACCATTGTAATACAGAATCAATTCTTCGTTTAGATAAACTTCTATTATATTCTATTTTTGCCGGAGCAGATGCAGATCCTTGTAACTCAATTTTAACTTTTCCGTTTTGATCAATAATTATTTCTTTTAATTTAGTTAAAAATTCGGTTTGAATTTTATTATAATTACCAATAATAACTTCGGTAAAGAATTTTGGTATGGCACTTTTATTTATATATTTTTTTGTCCCAACGTAAACATCAACGGGTGGTTGACTAACATAATTTGTCCCTTGAACTGAAAGGTATTGATTGTACCAAAAATCATATGGTTTAGTTGCCGTAACCGTAGTATTAGGAACCGTATACCCCTCAGGATAATCATTATCAAAATAGAAAGAATAGTCTATAAACTCATTAATTGATTCTTGATCCAACTTTACTTCCACATCTGAAGATTTTGATCCAGAAGTACTATTGGTACCATCTTCACCAACTTTACCATCTGTTATTATTACGTCAGCACCCCCATCTGAGTCAGATAAATTAGTTGATTTATCTACACTAACATTTTTATAAATTTCTCCTAATTCTTCTTCAGTTAATCTTGGTTCATTTAATAATTGTTGATAAGTATATAAATCACTAGTTGGTATGGTATTAAATTTAATTGCCAAATCATATAAATCGTACTTAACACATCCCGCAAAAAATGAATTAATAATAGAATCAACTTCTTTTGAGGATTTATTTGATAATTGTTTTTCAATAATAGTATTCATTGCTGCTGGAGTATCGACAACTATTTTCCAGTTTATACTTCCACTTCTACTTGTGTTTGAATAAGTGTATATTGGTTCCGGTCTACCTAAAAATTTAGTTGGGTTCCAATTAGCACTAGAATCTTCACTAAATGTTATGTCGTATGGGGGAAACCACATTATTCTACCACCATTTGGACCTTTTTCACAGGTTGGTAAATCATCATAAGTATATCCCGGTTGATCTGAAGTTCTCCAAGCTAAATTTTCCAATGAAAACATATATTTTTTTACCTTACTATCAATAATATTAGTTGATCCAGGATTTCTTAATGGTGCAATATTTAAATTAAATGTATTATCAAGAACAGAATTATTGAATTTACGACCTGACTCTGTAATACCATCAGTTTTTTGTAAATCAGCATATGTTAAATATGGTGTATCTTTTTGGAATACTCGACAATATTCTCTACCTATCTCAGTTCCATCAACACCAATAGTACTATCTCCCGTCGAACTATCGTAGTAAGCAATAACTTGAGAACCTTTTGTCATTTCTTTATATCCATCATTGAATACTTTGGAAACTTGATTTATAGCATTACCTGCGTGTTTTAATCTAGCCTGTCCACCAACATTGTCTGCGGCGTTTATTATTCTTTGAGTATTATCTAATATTGATCCTCCCCTAAATTCAATCTCCGTGGATAAATTTTGATTATATGAATTTTGAATTTGGTTAAACTCTTCGTCAATAATTTTATTTTCTCCACCAACCCCAACTTTCCATCCAGCATTTTCTTTATATTTTGGTGATGTCCATACAAAATTTCCATTTATACCCCCTTGATTAGAATATGATTCCGCCTGTAAACCAAAATTAATTTTACCTTCGTTACCCTCATAAAGTTTACCTAATTCAGAAGGTCCGTACACCAATGTTGATTGTTGTTTTCCAAGATAATTAACAGCAACTTGATTTGCGGGATGAGTTATAAGTGACGGTTCAACATCTTCACTACCAACATAATAACCACCCCCACCATTAGGTCCTGCTCCAAATAAATTAGATATAACACTTGTAAATTGTTGTAATGGTGGTTTATCATAATTTGGTCGATATAAATTATATTCTAAACTTTTAAATAAAACAGATTGTTGACCATTACCAGTGTTTGCTAAAAATATTTCAGAAGGACTCCTAAAATTATTTAAAACAGAACCTAATGCACCACCTGTTAAATTGTTTACAACGTTTAATGCGTTTTGGGTTTGTGGTGAATATATTGGATCAGGATCATCAAAGTAATCTCCAGGAATAAATGATACAGGAAAATAAGTTCCTGTTAATCGATTCAAAAAACTTACAGCAGCTAACAATGGATTTTCAGGTACTGTTATTTTCCAATTCTTAGTAAAGAATGGTTGTTGTCCAGTTGCCAACATAGTGGCACTAAAAGGATCTTGTAAAGTACTTAAGTTAATACTACCAAGAGTCATTTGATAAAATTCTTGAGCAATTCTTTCTTGAAAATATCCTTTTAAATATCCCGCTCCTGTTTTAGCAATATAAGAATCTTGAGATAACAATCCCATATCCCCACTTGGATCATTCGATATTAATATTGAGTATGGGGTATAACTTGATGGGATAAAAGTACTTGGGACTCCATTATAATACGGTAAATAATACTGTGAAGATAATTGTAGGTCGGTTATAATAATTAAATCTTTATATCCCCCTTCAGGTCCAAAAATATTTTTAATATATGCCGCATCAATATAAAATTCATTAATTAAATCTAAGGATGAATCTGTTGGATCATAAGGACCATTATTACTTCCAACAGGTAATGGTGCTCCCGGAACACTATATTTACCTATAAATCCTCCATCAGGACCCCATTCATTTAATGGATATAAATTATTTGCTAATTGGTTTGTTGAAATTAAATTATTGGGTGAATCAATAACATTACTATCATTTAAAGGACTAATCTCATAAACCACATTACCAGATGGGGGGTTAAACGACCCTTCTACCTGATATGGTGGTAAATTTCTAGATATTAATAAATCTCTAAAAGATGATGATGATGTAAATGATAAAACACTTTCTGGCATTTTTTTTTCTTTATTTATAAATACCTTTAGTCGGTTTTTTTGGATTTAAAAATTGGTTTTTGACCATTTGATGCTCTAATATTATCAATTCTACTAAGTAAAGCTTGCATATTTTTTGTTCCATCAGGACCATTAAAATAATTAGATATAGCAGTATTAATATCTTGAATTGCCTGACCACTAATTTTATCATCAGCAATAACATTAAAATCAACGGCGAATTTATTATCAGTTGTTATTGTCATTGGTTCATAAGAAATATTCAAGTTTGGGTTATTTAATGATTGAATTAAAGGAGTATCATTTCCTCCCATACCAAAGCTTGAACTAATCACAAAATCTTTTACAAATGAAAAACCATCATTAATTTTTGTTTTAATTTCTGCCCCCAACTCTTTTAATGTATCTGAATCTAAAAATTCTTTCACTAGATCCTTCACATATGGTGCGGCTATATCAGTAAATGTTCTATAATTTTTGGATTCCCTTGCATCCTCTGGTATATTATTATTTAGTAATCTTTCAAATCCTCCTAACGCTCCTGAGTATAAATCTTGCATTGTTTTAGAACTTGCGGGACCATATTTAGCTGCCGCAACAACTTCGTTTATATTTGCAGATATTCGTTTCAAATAAGTTAATTGATCTTTCGCAATTTCTTCCATTGATGCGTCATTACTTTTTTGTTGTTGTGCCAATTTTGTAACATCATCAGTATTTAATTCACTAACTAATTTATCTATATATTCTCCCGTTCCTTCTTCTTTACCATCTTTACCTATACGTGTTTCTTCTATCCTTACTCTGGCAATACCATCCTTACCAATTTGTGCCATTGTTGCAATAAGTTCTCTATCTCCTTTGGTTGCAATATCGGTTGGGAATTTAATTTGTTTTAATTTCATTTCAAACATCCCCGCATTTACTGCCATTTTTTGTAATTCGCCGGCAGGTAATCCCATCGCCTTACCAATTTCGTCAATACGTCTTTTAGCTCCAGGTAATATTTCTATTTGATTATTCTCCTTATTGAATCTTGTAAACTCTTTTGTCATGTTTACAATTTGGTTTTGAAGTTCTGTTGGGTCATTTTGAGCTAAATCCATCAATCTTAATGGATCAAGTAATTGACTTGATGTTACACCTAATCTTTGTAGTGATGCAGCAAATTCAATTGCCCCTTCAGGATTAAATACTTTATCTACAACAGTAAATATTGCTGACATCTCAACCCCCAATCTTGAAGCTTGTGCTGCCATTTTTGCTAATCCTTTAATCCCACCCTCAAAATTATAAAGGTTCATTTTATCTAAATTAGTAACAACACCGGCAGAAACAGCTTGAACTGTTACTCCTGCTTGTCTTGCAATTTTAACAACATCCAACATTTTAGGTTCAATACTTGCAATACTAACACCGACATCCCTAAATTTTTCAGCTAATTCGCTTTGTTTTACTTTAGTTACTTCTGCGGTTGCCGCAAAACTAGTTAAAGACTCAGCGTTTAACATAATATTAACCTTCATGGTTTCTCCCAAACCTTTTAAAGTTTCCGCAACATCACCAACATCAAGACCAATACCAACAAATTGGGGTATTGCATCGGCAATGGTTTGGGTTAATTCTCCAGCTCTATCTTTACTGATTCCAAAAGTTCTAACTAATTTAGTTGCTTCTGTATCTAAATTTTGTAATGCTTCTAACCATCCCAAAGGACCTATAGTTCCTAAAACCTCTTTAGTTATTACAGCTAAATTGGAAAATAAAGTTGTAGGACTTTGAACAGTTTCTAAAGTCGCATCCAATATAGTTTTTATATTTAATAAATCATCTGATAATTTAGTATCAACAACAACATCTGGATCTTTTATCTCAACTTTTCCTTTTGGCGGTCCCATATAATAAAACTATTTTTATAATAAATATAGATTATTTATTTTTTTTGTGCTCCTCAATAATTTTATCAATAAGATATCTTCTCACATATGTTGGCATTTTTAAATACTCGGAATAAGATGTTCTTAACATCTTTGCCAATAAATAAAATTCGTCTAATATAAATTTTGAGTAATCAGAAGAAAGGCCGAAAAAATTCCACCCCAAAAGCAATGTTCACCATTACTCTTTCTCCTGACGGGGCGATAACTTCTTTTATTAAATCTAATCTTGGTTCGTTTTCTAACATAAAGTTTTTAATATGTTTTGAATCCATTATTGGCATATTATCAATAAACTTAACAATATCTCCCTTATTAGTATTACCATCAATATCAACAATCATATTACTTAATCTAAGAGTTGCAATAGGTGGTATTATTCCTGATGGATATCCACTTAAAGTTTTTTCAATATCAACAGAATCTCTCATAGTTAAAAATTTTAACTTAACATTAGATTTTGTTCTTGGTAATGTTGTTTTTAAATACCCATCATCATCAGGTTCAATATTAATTTTTTTAATATTTAATTCATCAAGTAATATTGTTGCATTAAATTCATTATTTGTTTGTGGATCAGTAACACTTATAACATATTCAGGACCAAAAGATGTATTTCTTAAAAATATTAATAATGCCTCAATGTCCGCATCTAAAAGATCTTCAGGTCTAATATCCGTTTCGTATAATTTATTTCTTAATAACGGTAATACAATTGATTCCTTAATTGTTTTATTTGGGTTCATACTTAAAAGAGTGTTTTCGTCGGCAGCAGTTAAATAACCAATTTTAACACTTTTCTTTTTAGATTTATAATATTTACCACCCGAAGGTAAAGACACAACATCGTGAGGTAAATTAAAATCCATTTGACCATACTGTTTTGAATCGTTTTCCATAATTGTTTTTTTATTATAAAGATACTTTACTTATATTTTTTGTAAATATATTTCTTTTTTTTAGTTAAAATCTTAATAATTAATATATTTTGTTATTTTAATAAAAAAAAATTCCCATACATATTAATATATGGGAATTAAATATCGTATCTATGAATAGATATATTTTAGTTTTATTTAAAAGAAATTAATAAACTAATATACAACGGTCCATACGAAGTGTTCCACTAATGTCCGCCAAAGCATCTTGAGAATATGATAATGTTCCAAAATTAACATCAGTTAAAAATGTGCCTTCTAATATCCATTTTTCTACAACAACTCCTGTTGGATCTAACATTTCAAGATCAACATTTTTTTTGTATCCTGCAGCATAACCCATACGACCTGTAACGGACTCAGCACATAAACGAACCCATTCCATTAAAGCTTGTGCTGCAGATGGTCCAATTGGGTCACGGAATTTAACTGTGATTGGATCCCAATTAAATCTACCAGCAACAAATGTTGATGTATTTAAGAATTGTATTTCGGTTGAACCGATTTTTATTGATGGCCTTGAAGCACTTTCCACAAACCACTCGTTGATACCCAAATCTGAAGGAAACCTTATAATAAACCTGTTCTGCCTTTTGGGTTCGTACGGAACTGGCATTTTCATTAACAAATCAGCCATAATTTTTAATTTTTAATTTTATGTTTATTTTCATTATAAATATACGATAAATAAAATTTTTCTATTTACTTTTATTTTTTTTTAAATAAAATATACTAGTACTAGCATTTATTATTAATATTTTGTTTTTATTCCTCTTGATGTTAAGTAAGTTTGTAGTATATTATCTTCTTTATCTTTAAAATAATCTTTCATACTAGATACATTTTTTACATCATCATCTGAAAAACCAATAAATGGCTTAATATAATTATTTATTTTATTTTTTATTAAAGCCTTTTTCTGTAACTGAATAGAAATTTCTTTAACATATTTAATAAATTCTTCCATAGCTTTAATTTTTCCTGGCTCTGGATTTGTTTCAGAACTCATACCAAAAGAAACTGCGTGAAAACGACACAAATCTAAATATGATTTTATAAGTTTATCTTTAGTTAAGATATCCTCATCCGCCAAATCTTTATATTTTAATAAATTTTTAACCAACTTATTTGAATCAATACCATTTTTGTTTGATTTAATTAGTTTATATATACCTTGTTTAATTGCTGATGGTGTGTGACCTCTTGCAGTAATTATAGAAAAAATGGATCCATTATTAATTGCTTCAACAAAATCATCCCATACTGGTCCTGTTGGTGAGACCATAACATCAATTAAAAATTGATCGTCATAAGTAACACCGAACTCGATATAAGCATCTTTTGCTGGTCCAACAATGGTATGTCCATTATATTTAAATAATTTTTTACCGACCATATCTCTAAATTCTGCAAAATCTTTTGTGGTCATACCTACTTTATTACCTTTATCATTCAAAAGATAAATTTTTGTTGGCATATACATTAAATTATCATCCCAATCAAATGAATAATATTTTACTGCCGGAATTAAATCAATAGGTTTAATTTTCATTGTGTTTATTTTTATATTTATAAACACAAAGGTAATAAAAAAAAGGAGAACTAGCCTCCTTTTTTTTATTTTTTTACATTTTAATAATTAAATATCTTCAAATGATGCTCCAGTTGGTGTTATATAGAATGTAATATCTATAAATTCTAAGGATCTTGTTGGTTTAATATAAATTTTACCTGTCATTTGATTTCTATCTAAGTCTGCTGTGTCAGAAGAAACTGTAACTCGGAAATCATATAAACCTCTATCTCTTCTAATAGCATCTAATATTGGATTTACGGAGTTTAAAAAGTCTTGTCTAACTTGTTCGTCATTTTGATCAAACAATAATCTTACAGATACTGCTGAGATTAATTTACGAGCTTGTAATAACAATCTTCTCACGTTAATTCTATCAAGAGCTGACTCTCTTACTTGTAAAGTTTTATTACCCCAAATTACGGTTCCTACATCAGAGAAGGTTGCAATTGGATTAATTCTTCCTTGGTAAAGAGTGTCTCTATCTTCTTGAGTTAATTTTTTACGTGCTTTAATTGAGTTTACAATACCTCTTGTGTAACCTGCCGCTGCAAACCAAGGGAACGCAATATTATCTGTTAAGGCTAAATTTCTAGTTACCTCAGCAGTTGCCGGTATATATATTTGTGTATTGTTTACACTATCACGAGTTAACACCCAAGGATAATAAGTTGCGGTATAGTTAGAATCAATTCCTGTTGTTTCTAAATTATCTACCGCTTCTTGAGGATAAATAATACCATCATTACCTGTAGTTGTTGGTAAAAACATATTATAATCGGGAGTTGTTGTAATATAAAGTGAGTCCGCTCTTTCATTTTCAATCATGTCTATTGTTGATTCAACTAAGTCACTATTATTAACATAATCAATACCCGGTGAAACAAACACATTAATGTTAACCGCTTCAGGATTAGAGAATGTTTGAATTCCTAATAAATAAGCATAGTAGTCAGTATTTGCAAAATCTTGAGTACCATCACCAACAGCAATTTGTTTGAATGCTCCCCAACCAACTGCATTTGGATATCTGTTATCAGGACACGCTCCATTTAAATAACCAGTTCTTCCTAAAACATATCTATCACTGTTAGTTCTATGTTCACGATATATATCCCAACCATCGTAACCTCCTTGTACTAATAAAGTGAATTTTCTTGAATAAATTCTATAATAAGGACTTGTTGGGTTATTAGGTTCAGATGAGAAATTTGCCGACCCTACATTAAATTTAGATGTTCCTGATGTTGTAAAGGCATCTGAAATAGTTATTCCTGAAGCATCCTTATCCATGTGGAAACCTTTTGATTTATAATTCCAATCAACACTTTCAATATCACAAGTTGAGATTGTATTTCGTTTACCAATATATTCAAAATAATTACCATCCCAACTATTATTATTAGAAATACCTAAATAGGTTCTTCTAACATTATCTCCACCACTTTGAATTGGTGTTCCAAATGGAGGATTAAAGATAACTTCTCCAGGAAAATCGTATTTTGTTTTATAAACAGGAAATGGTGATGTTGCGGTACCATAAGTTCTAAAATTAAACCCATCAAAACCACAAGGAAGTGCATCAACAGGAGCATCTTCATTCATTTCTACCATAACATATTTAGAATTAAGTTGGTATTCACCATCTAATGAACCTGTCTTTTTTGCAATAAAATTATTTTGACTTGGATCCATACTACAGTTAGTAAATTTCTCAATCACAACTGGATTTGAATCCGTATCATAATAATCACGAATAAACACATCAAATGTTTGATTTGAAAACGAAATATTACCAATTGATATTTTTATTTCATAATTAGCTGAATCACCATCTGAAATTGTGTAAAATTTAAATAGGTTATAAACTTTTGTACCCCTAAGTTCAGATACTACCCAAGGAGAACTTGGTGTTTGGTATTTATCTAAATACCAACCAATAGAATCCGAAGCATTACTTTGTGCAGAATTTAAATCTACTAATGTTGGATTTAATCCTCTAATAAATCCTTTTCTCCAACCATAGTTTAATAAAGCCTGAAACCTTTCTTCAACAAATAAAGGAACCACTGTTCTTGGTTTACCAAAATTATCCGTACCAAAAACTTTTGTTATATATTGTGAGTCACTTGTTGCAAAAGACGTTTCAAAGTTAAAATTAACACCATCTTTATTAGTAACATTAACACCAAATGGTAGATATGGGTTTTGTAATACACCAGAATATTGTCCTGTCATATCTAAAACTACGTCTGCCAAATTAGATACTTCATAAATTGGGTTATTACCATTTGAATATGTTGATATACCTCTTGATCTAAATGTTGCCACAACCATATCATCATATTCTGTATATGATGTTCCTGTATAATAATAAATTACGCCCATTACTGATCCTGAAAAACACTCAACAGGAATAGGACTTGTTGTTGTTGTTGTTGTTGTTGGAACAGGAATAACACAAGGGTCGGTTGTTGTTGATGTTGTTGTTGGTGCGGTTGTGGTTGTTGTAATTGGAGTAATATTAGTTACACCAGTAACAATTGACCAAAATGAGAATCCTGTATAACTTCCGCCACCAACATTATCAAATAATGAATAATACCACGATGTGTTTGCTCCATCACATAAATTATTTCCACTAAAAGGTATTGACGGTACACCATAAACGTTTGTTGTTGCGGTGTATGATCCATTAACCGTTAACGCATTATAATCATTATCATCAACACTACCAAAATAACTAATATATTGGTCTTCCGCAATTAATGGGTTTGAATTTGTTATTACATTAAAAATTAATTCTTTTATATTACTATCCAAAGTTGATGTTCCTCCTTGTGGAGTTTCATAACTCACATCCAATAAATCCAATATTTCCTGAGGGAAGTGTGTCATATATTCAATACTAGAAGTTGAATCCGTACATCCCGTAAAATCAACAGAATATGGTAACTCCAAAGGAATAACACATTGTTGTTCACAATTTACGGTCACTGAACTAAAACAATTAACATCAATTGTTGAACAATTAACATTTGCTTCAGTTAAGATTGACCAAGATGGTCCAGCATCATAACCTGAAAGACCTAAAATTCTTGTTACAAATAATTGATTAGATTGTTGTAAATATGATTTCGCAATGTATGCCGCCTCATATTTAGGGATTTGTGTGTTAATAAATTTTTCGGGTGAAGTACCCCCAAAATAGTTTTGAAATTCATCGTAATTTCTTACAAAAATTGGTTCAAAAGCGGGTCCTTTTAATGTTTCTCCCGCAATACCTAAGGTTGTAACACCAACACTTTGTGCTACGAAACTTAAATCTACTTCAGAAGTGTATACTCCCGGCGATACAAATACTTTACTGTTTGCCATTGTCTTTTTTTATTTAGTTATTTTATTTTCTATATAAATATTAGTTTTTTTCGCAAAAACTTTACTTCTTTGAAACTATTTATAATTGGTATGATTTTATTCTACCTTTATTCTACCTATGGATAATGACACTAAGAAGATAAAAAATTTAAAGATTTCCCCCGAGGTCCACAATGTGTTAAAAAAATATTGTGATAAACGAGGAATAAAAATGTATCGATTTTTAGAAAATTTAATTATGGAAAAATGTAAAGAAAAAAAAGATGTATACGGTGAAGACTAATTATAGTAATTCCTGATTAAAAATTAAAAACGATGTATCATTTGGGAATTGTTTATAAATAATTATTTTTAGTGTATCTCCAGTATTAATTTGTATCTCTCTTACATCATTACCATAATAAAGACCATTTATATAAACGTCATATCCTGACGGAGGAGTTCCGTTTGATACGTTATCACTATCAACAAATTTTAAATTAACAGTGTAATCAAAAACTTCAGTGACTTCGTTTGATGTAATACCTGTGGCAAAATCATATCTTTTTACTGATGGTGGATTAGGGGTTTCCTTTTTTTGTTTTTTCTTTTTTATTTTTACATCGGTTTCATATATTTGAAAAACTCTTGTAATTGCTGGAGATATTTCAAATTGATCTTCATCAATAAGAAATCCCAATAAAGTAAATGTGTATTTTTGGATATAAACCTTTCTTTTTTCTAAATCTAATGTTGATTCATCAGTAATATCGTTCATAACAATTGGAATATAATGACCTTTAATTACTTGATACGCTTGACGAGAAGAAAATTTTTCAAGAATAATTTGATTTAATTTATTCAATTCTCTCATTCTGTTACATAGTATAACTACTGTATATGTTATATCAACAGGAACAGGTTGTGGTATTTTATAAATGTCCATACCATGTCTTTGTCCATCCCATGTTGGAACCTTAGCATAATAATATTGTTTCCTATTTGGTATATTGTACCTTAATGCCGGATTTGTACCAAACTTAACTTCAGGGGTTCTAATTGTTGTTATAAAGGGGGGTTCTGCGTTTTTATCAATATTTTGGAAATCCCAAGTTTCAACAAACTGAGACCAATTTTGTGTTGTAATTAAAATATCAATTGCGGGAATAACTTTTCCATCAACAACACATCTTAATTCATCTCTAACAAAATCTAAAAATCCACGATCTAAATCTGCATGTAACAAAGATTTTGGAAGGTAGGTTCCATCCTCTGAAATCATCTCCGCAATCTCATGTCTTCTTGGTGTCAAGATTTTTTTATTAATAAGAGGAATTGTCTTTTTTATTTGTTTTGGAAATCCCATAATTAATTAACTAAAAATATTTTATCATCTAAATTTATCATTTCAACCTCATCAGCACTAAAAATTGGTTCTTTTGTTTTTTTTATGAGAAATGAGTCGTCAAAATAAGGATTATATTTAATAACAACATTTCCTTCAGGACTTGGTATATCCTCACAAGGATATTCACAATAATCAATCAATGTTCCAGTAACATAAGCATGAACATTTTTTTGTTTTACTGACCTAACTTTTTCTTTTCCCTTTTCCCCCACTAAAAATTTAACATTTTTTAATCTAACGTAATCTGCCTTTAATACAACAATACCAGAAAATGTAACAGAAAACATATGTCTTGTAATATCATAATAAACTTTAACTTGTTTTTTTATTAATAAATTAGGGTCTTTTTTTATAAAAGATATTAATTCATTAGTTTGTGATTCTTTTAATAGTATTTTCATAATCCTTTAAATTCATTTGGCCCAACAGGAGACGCACTTATTGTACGATAAAATGGTTTATATCCTGCATAGGTATGTTTATTATCTGACACAACACGACCATCATTATTAACCGTATAGTACCTTACCAAAGTTTCAGTTTCATAGTAACCAATGTAATCCCCAAAATTTATATCAACATTTAAATTATCTAAAGTTTTTTGATAAACAGAAACTCTAATATTCCCTGGCTCCATTTGATCCATTCTTGTTGACCCCATCATTTTATTTTCAGGTGCCGATACTTGAACAAACGCATTAAATTCAATTGGAGGTAAAAATTTAATACCGTCCGAAACGGTTTCACCATAGACATCATCTGTTTTTGTCTTTTGCCTATCTATACGATATAACACACAAGTGAAATTCATATCACCAATCAACCACTCTTCTCCCATTGAAATATCAAGGTCAAAATCGTTCTCTCCGAAAAATTTACCCAATCTTGTAATAGGAATTTTATTAGCCATAATTACGGTTTTTATTGATAAATATCTTTTTTATTGTTATTTTTAATAAAAAGAGAATTTTGGATATTAATCAATCATTGATAGAACATAAAGCGTTAGAATTATTAGACTCATACTCGGGGGCCAATAATCATATATTGTATCTAAAAACCAAAAAAGAGAATAATAAAAAGTTTTACCCAACAAGAACTCAATCAGATTACATTATAAATTATTTTGACACAGTTCCTAAGGTTGCTCGTAAGTGGGTTGATCTTGATACTTATTTTGCGAAGAAGTTTGCTGAGGAAAGATATTTTATGGAAACTCCTGAAAAAATTTACATTGAGAAATTATTAGTTGAGAAAGAAAAATCGTATCATATTTGGGGTAAGTTCTTTGAAAATGATCCTTTAACAGAATTTTGGGTTCCTAAATCATCATTAATAAAGACTCACAATGTTGAGGTAGTTGAGGTAGATTATTCTAAATACAGTCATAGACCCCCACTACAACATCAAAAAGAAGCAATAGAAAAATTAGCAGGATCAAGAAGATTTATTCTTGCTGATGATATGGGGTTGGGTAAAACAACTTGTACAATCATTGCTGCGTTAGAGACTGGTGCGAAAAAAATATTAATTATATGTCCCGCATCATTAAAGATTAACTGGCAACGTGAAATTGAAAATTATTCAGATAGACCTGTTTATATCTCGGAAGGTAAGAAATTTTCAACTGAATCTGATTTTGTTATTGTTAATTATGATATCCTAAAAAATTTTCACAATACAACGGATAAAAATAAGTCTTTATTAGATCAATCAAATTTTGACCTTGTTATTTTAGATGAAGCTCACATGATCTCAAATCCTCAAGCACAAAGAACAAAAATCATAAATCATTTTGTTAAAAACATTAAAAGGGTTTGGTTATTAACGGGAACTCCAATGACTTCTAGACCAATGAACTATTATAACCTATTAAATATTATTGAATCTCCTGTTGCTCAAAATTGGATGGCTTACGCTATTCGTTATTGTCAAGGATATCAATTTATGGCAGGTAGAAGAAAAGTTTGGAATGTAACGGGAGCATCTAATTTGGAGGAATTAAGAGATAGAACTTCAAAACAAATTCTTCGTAGGTTAAAAGAAGATGTGTTGGATCTTCCTGATAAAATTATTTCTCCTGTATATCTTCGTTTGAAATCAAAAGAATATGAAGAACTGATGGGGGAATATTATAATTGGTTTGATAATAAAAAAGATGAATCGTCTTCTCTTACTGTTCAATTTTCTAAATTAATGAAAGTTAGAAAAGTTATTTCAAACGAAAAAACAAAACAAACAATCGAGTTTGCCGAAAATATTATTGAACAAGGTAAAAAGGTTATTATCTTCACAAACTTTACTGACACATTACAAACGATTTATCAACATTTTGGTAAACAAGCGGTTTATTTGGATGGTAGTTGTTCTAAACCTCATCGTCAACATGCTGTTGATGAATTTCAAGATAACGAAAAGATTAGAGTATTTGTTGGTAACTTAAAAGCTGCAGGTGTTGGTTTAACTTTGACCGCCGCTGAGGTTGTTATTATGAATGACTTATCTTTTGTTCCTGCAGAACATGCTCAAGCAGAAGATCGAGCATATCGTTATGGTCAAAAATCTAATGTACTTGTGTATTATCCATTATATGAAAACACAATTGAAGGAGCAATATATGATATCCTAAATCGTAAAAAAAAAATTATCAGAACTGTAATGGGGGATGAAAATCCTGAGAATAGTGGAGACGTTGTTGAAGAAATTTTAGACATTATAAATAAAAAAAGATAATATTATTGTTGTTGTTATATTTATATAAAAATAAATATATTATGAAAAAAACAATAAGATTAACGGAATCTGATTTAGCTCGTATTGTTAGACGAGTAATAAGAGAAGAAAATTCAAAGATTGGTGGTGTTTTATCGTGTGTTGCAACAGCATCACAATTAAAGTTAACTGACCTTGAAAAAATTAGTTCTTGTAAAACATTAAATACAGAATCAGGACAAACAATGACAAATCTTAAAAGTTGTCTTGCAGGGGCTAAAAGTATAATAGACGAAAAAACTAAAAACATGGACTTTTTTGATAAAGCTAGATATTATACAAATCTTACAACTGAAACAGCAAAGTGTATTTATAATAAATAAAAATTTTTTACAATTGTCGTTATATTTATAAAAAAACAAATATATTATGAAAAAAACAATAAGATTAACCGAAGCTGATTTATCTAAATTAATTAGAAGAGTTATTAAGGAAATTGACGGTGATATTCCCCAAGAAATTATGAGTTGTGCAACAGAAGTATTAACATTAAGTGATATGGCTAATCTTCCAACTTGTTTGGAATTAGGTATGGAGGTAATTACTAATGGAAAAATACCAACAGATCTCATGAAAGGGTTTAAATGTGCGTCTGAATTAGTAAGATTAAATAAAAAACCTGAAGACGCTGTGAAATTTTTTACTTGTGTTGCTAATAAAATAAGTAACCCAGTTATGAACGCAAGTCTTAAGGAAAATAAAAGAAGAATTAATGTCAAATAGTAGAAGTCAAACTAAAATTAGAAAAACTCAACAAGTTAATTTACTTGTTGAACAAAGATATTTAAAACAAAAAGGTTTATTATTTGAAAATATTGAGGAATTTCAAGAATGTTTTGATTCATTTGGTTTAACTAATGAAAATATACCTGAAAGTTGTAAATCAGTTACAAATAGGGATGAATTTATAGAATGTAAAAATGAAATAAATTTAGCAATACAGGGAATGGGAAGTAAGGTATCTGAGTTTGACAAATTATTTAATTGTTTACAGGGAAAAGCATCAAGTTTAGGGTTTTTATCATCAGAAGATAATAATAATTCTTTTACTGATGGGCTTAAAGAATGTTTTAACACTTTATCTGAATTTGATAAAGAGTATGTACCTGAAAGTTGTCAATTAATTAGTAATAAAGAAGAATTTAATACATGTATAGATGATATTTATGAAGAAATGGAACCAAACATGGATCCAGAAAAAGTTGATTCGTTAATTGAATGTTTAAATGGTGAAGCAACTATATTAGGTTATTTAGATTAAAAACCGTATTAGTAAAAATAATATTATAAACCCACCACACAGGTGGGTTTTTTATTTTATATGATATTTATAAATAATGAAAGCAACAATTAAACACATTAAATGTGATATGTCCAAAGAAGATAAAACTTTAATGGAAGATTTTATAAAATATTTACAAAAAAAATACCCAATTAAAAACAATATTACAATTATGTTTTTAGGGGAAAGAAATGGTGAAATGTCAACTGGAAGTAGAACAGAAAATTCAGAACTTAAAATTTTAACTAAAGGTCGATTAAATCGTGATGTTTGTAGGACATTGGCTCATGAATGGGTACACGAATGGCAACGAACAACTAAAGGTATGGAAAGAGGTCAAGATATTGGTGGTCAAAATGAAGATGAAGCTAATTCTGAAGCCGGATCGGTTATTAAAAAATTTGAACGTGACTTCCCTAAATATGAAAAATTTATGTATGAAGGTTTAGTTGGTATTGGAAAAAAAATAAATTTAATAAATGAACAAATTATATTATCTGAAAAAGAAAATATACGTGAAAATTTTATATTAGAGATGAAAAAAATTGGTATTGATAAACTACCTTATTCATATTCATCAATAAATAAATTTGTTGACCCTGAAACAATGAACATTCATTATAATAAACATTATAAAGGGTATGTTAAAAAATTAAATGACGCTTTATCAAAAAAAGATTATGGTGATGTTGAGTTAGAAGATATTGTTAAATCTATTGGAAAATATGATACGGTAATTAGAAATAATGCCGGAGGAGCATTTAACCATGCTTTGTTTTGGAAAATGTTATCACCAAAAAAACAAAAACCAAGTGGTGAAATATTTGACGAGATCACAAAACAATATGGTAATATAAAAAAAATGAAAGATGAATTTAATCAAACCGCCAAAGATAGATTTGGATCTGGATGGGTTTGGTTAATTTTAACAAAAAAAAATACTTTAAAAATAATGTCAACACCCAACCAAGACAATCCAATGATGAGTGTTGTTAAAGACGGTGGTTATCCTTTATTAGGTCTTGATGTTTGGGAACACGCATATTATTTAAGATATAGAAATAAAAGAGATGAATACATTAGAAATTTTTGGAATTATGTAAATTGGGAATTTGTTAATGAGTTATATTTGTTGAGAACTAAAAAATAAGATATTTATAAATAAAAACTATGTCAATAATTTCAGAACCAGAAAGAAGTAAATTATATACAAGAATTCGTCACCTATTAGGTGCTCCTCTTCGTAGTGTTGAGTTAGAAGACGAACAAATGGATACATTGTTAGAATTTTCTATTGATGATTATTCACAATATATACAAGATTGGTTAATAGAATCACAATGGTCTAATCTTTGGGGTTTAAATGTTGAAACACAATCATTAGCAAAAGCATTTATCTCTAAAAGTTTAGATTATGAAACAAGATACACATATGCCTATTCTAAAATTGTAGGATTACAAGCTGGCGGTGACTATGTTTTAAAGAAAGATTACATTCAATTAGTTGGTAACCAACAAATATATGAAATACCTGCGTGTAGAGAACTTAACGAATTACTGTGGTTTTCTCCCGCAGAATTAAATAATACGTTAATAGATCCGTGGACTTTTGGTGGAATTGCCGGTGGAGGATTAGGAGGACCGGGTGGATTTACTCAAATGGGTAACATGGCGGGTAGTTACTTTATGATGCCAGCGTTTGATATGTTATTAAGAATGCAAGAAATTAATATACAAAGAAGAATAATCCAAGGTGATTTAACATATAGGGTTACAGCGTTACCTGAAGGTAAAAAAGCAATTCACTTAATGAATACACCTGGAGGTAAATTTGACTTCGGTAATGGTACATTAATGAAAGGTAGAGTTTGGTATTGGTATTATGATGCTTGTGAAGAGGATAAAGACAATTGTTTAAAAAATAATCCTGATATAATTCAAATGCCATCAGATGTACCATTCCAACAAATGTCTTGGGTTGATCTAAATAATCCGGCACAGGTTTGGGTTCGTAGATGGTTTACGGCATATTGTAAAGAAACATTAGCAAGAGTTCGAGGTAAATTTAGTGGTAACATTAAAACCCCCGATTCTGAATTAACAATGGATTACACTTCTTTAGCAACTGAGGCAAAAGATGAAAAAACAAAACTAATAGATGAACTTACAGGACCTGAAGGTAGGTTGACAAGATTAAAACCTGAAAAAGTAATGGAAAGAGAAGCGTTAATTGCAGAAAACTTAAATAAATCACTTAAGTTTAGAGCAATGCCAAGACAAATATATGTTATATAAATGGTATCAATAATTAATATCCCGAAAAGAAAAACAATAATAAAAGGTGAAGTTACAACTCAAGTTACAACTCAAGTATATGTCCCCGATTATAAAATTGTTTCCGAACTACAATACACTTCTAATGGTGAAAAATTAATTATTGCAAAAAACATTAACGAAACAACAATAACTTTAGATTCTACAAAAAATTCAAAAGTTATTATAAAAGCATTGACAAATGTTAGGTTATTACCTGACATTGGTAAAATTGATGAGGAATGGGATGAACTCCAATTAGATTGGGGGGCTTGTGTACAGTTTCAGTTTGTAGAAGGAAATTGGATAATACTATCTTCAGACGGGTTGAAGATGTCTTAAAACCTCATCATTTAAGAAACTTATAGGTATTGTTCCCATCCTGGCTCCGCAAATTCATATATGTAATTAGGGTCAATACCAACTTTATTCCAAAAATCTATTTCACCTTGTTCCATTTTCATTAAATTTTCATAAACATCATCTTGGTCTTCAGGACTAAATGGTTTACCATTAATTAATTTACATTGGTCTGTTGTATAAAAACTTCTATCCTCTGGATTCTTAACTAATAATGTTTTTCTAACCTCATCATCAAAAACTATTGTAAGAGGTTCAACTCGTTTATTAAATGTTGCAATTGCTCTTTGAATATTATAACTTCCTAACATCTCAGGATTATTTTCTAAATCAGATGGATTAATTCTATAACAATTAAGTTGTACAAATGATTCCATTGAATCTTTTAGGGGTACTCCATAACTTTTAATGTGTTCGGATATCTGTTCCTGTGACCAACCTTTATTTGGTTTATTAATTTTTTGAACGTCACCATGAGAAGCTTTTGTTCCGTTGTTTACATATAGGATTGTATCTCCAAGATTTGACTGTATACCATCTTTTATAATAAGTTCCATGTGTGCTTGTCTAGACATTAGATTACCTGCTATGGTAGTTTGTTTACTACGTTTAATATAATTCTCTACACTTAATTTAACTCTTGATTTAGAAGCAATTTCAGCCAATGGAACTTTTTCGTCAAATATCTTTTGTATATATTCGTAATACCATTCAATAAATTCTTTACCGTTACCATTAAGTAATTGTTTAACCCCCTTATCTAAGAACTTCTCAATATATTTTGGCATCTTTTTAGATTTGATACTATTGCCGGTAAATTTTATTTTACCATTTTGTTCCATAGTTGCGTAGTTCTTACGAGCTAAGTTAATACACGAATCCCAAGTACCATCACAATCAAGACCCATTTCACCTTTCATAAATATATCGTTAAACTCCGCAACATCGGCATCATAACCACGATATTCTTTACCCTCTTTAACTAACCAGTTATTTCCTTTTCCAATATAAACACGTCCATCAACACCACCCTCAGGTAATGAGAAGTTCATACCATCGGTGTCACAGACAAGAGGACTATATCCTCGTTTACTAAAGAACTTTAACATTTGTCGTAAATATTGTCTACCTGTAGTTGTAATCTGTTCCCCCATATCAATATCTCCCCACGGAAATACCTGTGGTGCCGATAACGATCCGAAGAACGCATTGATAAAGATCTTAATTGGTAATTGTTTACGGTCAAATGATGTTGATTTCTTCTTATCAATCGTCTTATACTCTGCTGCCAAATTCTTATACATAATACGAGAGTTACGGAAGTAAGTTAATAATCCCTTCATCGCCCCTGTTATATCACACTCAGGAAACACGTCATGAACTAACTGAATGGATGGGTATAGTGATGAGTAGTCAAGTTTTAATACGTCCTTAGAATAACCTACTTTAAGTAAACGTGATAGACCACCAACAAAATTTCTTCTTTCTCCTTTTTTAGGAATTGCTAACCCATATTTATATGACCAAGCCAACATTACCATTTTCCAAAGAGTTGCGGTACCCATTGTAGATGCTCTTTCATATGTGGTTGGTACCAATGATGATAATAAAAATGTTGCTTGATTAAACTCATCATCCACAATTAATGTTTCCTCAAGGTCATCATCAAGATACCTCTCAACAATATCATCACCAGTTGTTTTAAGGTAAACATCTCCCCGTCTTACACATATCTCATCAACCTTTGGGTCAATACCAACTTTTTTATATTTACCATTATCAGTATTTAACCAATATTCATCTTTTTCTGCATACATTGAACCAATACTTGTATGGTCAATATAGATACGATCTTTTGCTTCAGCATCAATATACTTGGTAATATATTTTAAACCTGCCTCTTTAATGTTTGAGTTGATTGCTTGTGATCTACGAACTGAGTGTATGATATCAATTACATTATATCCCCACATTTGAACTTGATTAAATTTCTCAACCTCATTTGCCAATTTTAACATTGACTCTCTTTGAGATATTGTTTTTTTACCATTTAATGAAAATGATATTTTTTTAATATCTAAGTTTAATGCCTTACATCTTTCAAAAATCCAAAACCAATCAAAGTTTGCTGAGTTATATCCCGCAATAATTGAAGGTTTAATTTCGTTTATTGTTCTAAAAAATTCAACAATACCTGATCGTTCTTCATCTTCATTTGAACATTCAATAACTTTTTGAAAACCTTTATTTGTTTTCATTCCAATCATAAATATTCTACCATCTCTTGGTTCTAAAGAGGTAGTCTCAAGGTCAAATACAAACCTTGTGATATCATTATATTCTTCAAATCCTTTAAATAATCTTTTTTCTTTTGAGATGAGGTATTGTTCTACCGGAGACACCATTAATATTTTGTCTTTTGTTTTTTCTCCCCATGGATCAATTCCCCCTTCACGAAAGAATTGTATTAATGATCGATAACCTTTAATTGATTTAACTATGAATGTTAATCCTTCTTCTAATTGTTTACTATTGTCTGTTCGGAGTTTTTCTATTAGAATACCGTACTTACCCATTGCTTGTTTTTGTAGAGATTTCGATCCTTCATAAAAATTAAGACCATGTAAATCACCTACCCACGCAAATGCTATGAGTGAATCTTGTTGAATAACTTTACCTTTTCCCGGTACTTCTTTAATTTTAAAAATGTGGTCTGAAGCATAGTCAAACTCTACCGCAACTATGTGCTGTTCAGGGTCATTCCCCTCCAAGAAACTTTTAATTTCTTCTTGTGATATCATATGTTTTAAATTTGGTATATTGGCTGCCGTGTATAACGACATTCACCTTTGTTAAACAAAGATATGAAAAAAATAATTATGTGTCAAATTATTTTTAACAAGTTGGACAAGGACCCAATAAAATTGATGTCACACCAGCGGGAAGTGAAGGTGCTGTAGATGAACAAATAGTTGCTACTCCACTTGGACCGATAATCAGAGGTGAAATCTCGGTAATACAACACGGTGTAAATGTTATAGAAACTTCTTTTGTCGCATTAGTATTATTAATCCTATAGTAAAAACAACTCGGAGTTGGGGTTGGGGTTTTTGTTAAGGTTGGGGTTGGGGTTTTTGTTAAGGTTGGGGTTACCGTTTTAGTTGGGGTTACCGTTGGAGTTGTTGTTTTAGTCGGTGTCAATGTTGGAGTTTTAGTTACCGTTGGGGTTGGAGTCTTAGTTTTTGTTGGGGTTGGTGTTGGGGTTACACAAAGGTAGGTTGATATACAAGTATCACAGTTTACGGATGTGGTATTATTCCATATTAAACTTATTGCTCCTATTTGTAATGTAATTACCTCATAACATTGTAAATCGGTACCAATAATCACATTTCCAGGTGTAAATGTTGATGGTAAATTAACGTATCTAAATATTGACTTAGTACAACAATCAAGAACTAAATATGTTACAAATACTGGTGTTGGAGTAGGTGTTGGTGTTTTTGTTGGAGTTACAGTTTTTGTTGGGGTAGGTGTTTTTGTTTGTGTGGGAGTTATAGTTATTGTTGGTGTTGGTGTTGGTGTTGTGGTTGGTGGGGGTGGATTTGTTGGAGTTGGAGTTGGCGTTGGTGGTGGGTTAGTTCCTGTTGGTGTATTTGTTGGTGTATTTGTTGGAGTTGGTGTATTTGTTGGAGTTTTTGTTGGTGTTACAGTATTTGTTGGTGTTGGTGTTGGTGTTGTCGGATCAATAACATAACCAATCCCACAAATTTCTAAAGTTTGTGAAGCTCGTATTTTATTTCCTATAACAGTTAACGATGTAAATGGTAATGAGTTACTAAAGGTAAATACTCCCGCACCTAAACCTGTTGTTGTTATAAAAGTAAAACAATCACTACCACCAGTTCCACCAAGAATTACATTTCCAGATATAGTTGAACAACAGTGATCACATGATGTGATAAGTGGATTTCCAATATTAGTGGTAAAAGTCATTGCAGTACTAAGAGCAGTATATGGGGGATTTCCAGATGTTCTAATATAGGAAATTCTTAAAGTGACAGTGGTAACAGGAATACTAAATGTCATTGTATATGAATATGTTACTATTGCGGGAGGTGGAATTGGCCACTGAGTACTTGGTTGAGCACCTAATCCAAATACCGGACTAGATATGTTAAAAGAAGGGGAACAAGTATAAACACCTGCATATGCTGGCCAATTACCAAATCCTGTTGAAGTTATTACCATACCACTAGAATATGTTAACGATGCCGTAGTAACCGATCCTCCGGGATTATTTAAAAATTCATAAATAAATGGTAAGTTTGCAAATTCTTCACAGTCAGGACAATTTGGTGTTGGTGTCGGTGTTGGTGTCGGAGGAGGATCTGTTGGGGTAACAGTTGGAGTAACCGTTGGTGTTGGTGTTGGAGTTGGTGTCGATCCACTAAGATATAACAATGAATCGTTACATTCTGGAATGCTTGAGGCGTTATATACTCTAAGCCCACAATTTTGAACTAAAGTAAATGGGTATGGAGGAGATTGGTTAATGTTCCATAATGGACCAATAGGGTTTTGACCGTCTCCGGTAAAATATATCTGACTATTATCAGTAAATAAACCATAAGTGTTAAATATAGTAAAAGGATTAAAAGGAACATAAACATCCAATGATAAAGTAGTATAGTCATACTGATTTATCCCAAAAAAACCACCAAAACCCATACCTACATTAACTAATAGTTTACTTGGAGATGTTGTTGTAAACATTAAATCCTCAAAAACTTGAACATTTGGAGGTAATGTAATTAAAGTTAATAATGATGCTGTTGTTGTCGTAATATCAAATTCTACTATTTCTGTAATCGTTGAACTAACAGTAATACTACCAATTAATGTGGAATTACTTTTTGCCGTCAATCCGCTACCCATAACAATAGGAAGTGGAATTGTTATAATTCTATTAAATGTTGCACTAAAAGGACATGGTTGGTAGTCGTACTCATAAATAACCCATTGGGTCCCTCCAGGTATAGAAACAACAGTTTGTAAAAAGATTTTATTAGATGTGTGTGCAATTCCATAAATTGAAAGTGATGGATATGACCCACTAAAAAATGGTGTTAAAAAAATTGGGATATTAGTTGTAATATCATAAGAATAAACATCCAAACTAACATTACTCGCATCTAATGCAACAAATAAAACATTACATCTTTCTAAACAAATAATATTTTCTGGTACGGAATCACAAAATGTTAATACTGAACCAGATCCACCACCTGGTCCTGATATTGTTAAAGATGTAAAAGGAAGTGAGTTGTTTATGTTGAATAGACCTGAACCTACTACCCCGCCATCACAATCACTATTTATATTAGAGGCGGTAATTACATTTCCTGAAATTGAAACACAACATCCTGAACATAAATTAATATTGGGAGTATTACTCCCTGTGTTAGTTGTTAAAGTAAAAGATTCTCCAACATTATATCCAACTAAAAAAATTTTAAAATCATTAACTGGATAACTAAAATTTAATGTATATGTGAATGGACCACTCCCACCAATGTAAATCGAATTTTGGATCGCACAAAAACCACAATAAATTTCCGAACAAGATGGAGATGGATAAATTGCAACAGATCCTGTACCAGTTGCGGAAATTGTAAGACCATTTGAATACATAATACTATTGCCTATTGCAGGTAAAAGAGTTTCTTGATCACAATCACAAGGTAATGGTGGAGGTGTTGGTGTTGGTGTTGGTGGAGGATCTGTTGGGGTAACAGTTGGTGTTACAGTTGGTGTTGGTGTAACATATGGAGGTATAAACTCCAAATCAATACATTCAGGACTTTGCCCTGAATCAAAAGACCTACTCTGCAAAAAGTTTCCAAGTAATGAAGTTGTATACGGAGATACATTTGATATTGACCAAAGTTCATTACCAGGAAATCCTCCTATATAAAATAAATTATTCCATTGGAAAAATGATTGTATAGTAGTTGTTATTGAAATTAGAATGTCGAGTTGTACCTGCCAAGAACCTGCAATATATTGAAATTGAGTAACGTATTTTTGTAATGTTGATGTGTCAAGTCCTATTGTAATCATTTTACCGTTGTTGTTCATAACAACTTCAGTAATTTGTCTATTAGCTGATAAAGTACTTAATTGAAATAATGAAGTTTTAGACCAAACAGTTCCGCTAATGTCCACTAAAACAATGTCAAAACCTGTACTACTAAATCCCATGGATACTAATAAGTTAGGGTTGACTATATTTGTTATTGGATCCCTATATACACATAATGCACCTGCCAACCAACCTAACCCTGGAATAGCACTTGGAGATGCAATGTCCCTAGACCAAACTGCATTCCAAGGACTTAACGTAATATCCCATTCTCTTATTCCTTGAGAAGCGTCTTGACATATCCATAATTTTGTTGATGTATTTGTCATAGATTGACCTAATACATTTAAAGAATTGGGTAAATTTAGTAATGTTGTTATATTTGATGTTGGATTATAAGAATATAAACCGACAGAAGCCGGAGAAGATGTATCTAACCTTGTCATTATTAAAGGTAAACAGTTCGCATCAATTGGTTCTGGAGTATTTGTTGGTGTTGGTGATGGTAATAATCCTGATGTTGGTGTAACAGTTGGTGTTGGTGTTGGTGATACGGGTGGTTGAACCGAATCTGAACATATGTCAACAATGGTACCACCATAACCACCTGGTCCTGTTATGGTTAAAGTGGTAAATGTAGATATATTTGAAATTGTGAACGTACCGCCACCATCATTAGTTCCTGGTAAAATCGGACAAAAAATTGATGTAACAACATTTCCAATAATTGTAGCACAACAATAATCACAAGAAGATAAAACAGGGTTACCACTATTTGTGGTAAACGTAAATGATTCAGATCCGAAACCTGGTGGTGAACTATAATTAATTAATCTTATTACTAAATTATTAACCGGTGAACTAAAATTTAAAATATAAGTAAATGGCGATGATAAAAATGATGCGGACCCTAAAAATGCGGTATTAGTTGCTGATCCGAGTGGTATCATGCACCAAGCAAAACTACCCCCTGGATCTGTTAGAATATCACCAAAACCTGAGGCGGTTACTGTAACACCATTAATTGTTGTTGAAGATCCTAAACCAGGTAAAGCACTAACCGTTGCACATATCGGACAAACGGGTGTTGGTGTTGGTAATAACCCTGAAGTTTGTGTTGGTGTTTGTGTTGGAGGTAGTCCCGGTGTTACTGTCATAGTTGGTGTTACTGTAGGGGTTGGTGTTGGACAAGGTTCTTCTAATAAACATACGGAACAATCACCCAATTGTTCTATTAAGGTTGCCAAATCATCAGTATATGATATTAGAGTTGATGCTGGCGTGGATGGAGAAACGTTAGTTATACACCCATTAAATAATAATGAAGATAAATAATATGAATTAGTGGTTATAGGAAAAAAAGTACTTGGGATATTATCTATTCGTATATATATACTAGGGTCACAACAAGATTGAAATACTGCGACTCCCGGTAATGGACATTCACCAATTGTTACATCAAAAGACGCATCTGAACAACTATCAGTTGGATCATAAATAAACCATCCTGTATCAGGAAAAGAGTCACTATCTGTTGATCTTGGTTGTCCACAGAAGATACCCTCCCAACCGATCATTTCCCAATAACCAAGATTATTCCATCTAATTGTTAATGGAGTTGTGTTATCATACCCAACCCAAGAAGGTTTTGAGTTATAAAAACCAATAAAATTAAAATCATAATTCATTTTTTAATGTTTGTTTTTTTTTCTTTAATTTTAACTACTAATAAATGTAAGTAAATTACTTGTTATCGTACCACCACCAGCTGCAGGTGTTATAAATGCCGTAATAGATATTCTGTATGTATGATTTGGAGGACAAGTTCCACCATAACCATTTGGATTAACCGCATTTGGGAACCAATCTGTTTGTTGTATAGACGCACCTGCTTGCCATCCTGAGAGTCCTGATGTCCATAAATTAATTGATGTTTGAGTTGGTGGGATATTTATTACTTTCCAATGAACAAAATATCCACTAGGACTTGATCCAGGTGCGTTAATATCTTCCATTAATAAACTATAACTGATAACATCATTTGTGTTTAAGTTATTTATAAACCAATCTAATCCAACACTATAATTTTGACCTGGAGGACAGATTGGATGTCTTACCGACTGAGCTAATGTTTGACCATTTAAGAACTGAGGACTTGTTAAAATAAGACTTGGTGGTGCGCTACATACGGATTGGGTCATTGTGGTACCTACTTGGTAATAATATTCATTTAAACAGGTTGTTGCTGTGATTGGGTTTAATCCCGGTAAAGTAATTAAATTTAGGTTTGGATTTACTAATGGAGCTGTCCCACCTGTCCAAGCTTTAATTCCTAACTCATTTGCAACGTCATCAATTCTACAAGCATAACCTAACCAATTGTTGTATGAATTTGGTAAACCACATCCTATTGGTGGAGGAGTTATGGCGTAATTAGTGTTAAAAACATTGTTGGCTCCAGTAGCAGTGGGATAAGATGGGCAGCTATTACCGGCAAATACTAAACCTATTACTTTAAAGTTTGGTGATGGTTGGGTACCAAAATTAGCAATTAACATTGATCCTGAATCACCACCGGCACATGGCCATAAACAGTGTGGTTGAGCAGGTATACCGCTTGGTTTAAAAAATGCTATTAATCTTGGGTTAAAATCTGCAGCTGTACTATATTGTTGACCGCCAGCAGCTAAATGCCAACTATAAGGTCCAACAGCAGTTGCAACATTTATCTGACTAATCCTTAATTCACATCCCGGTGTTCCTAAACCCTTTGGTCCGGTTGATCTACCAGTACTATATAATTGTGGGTTTGTTACCAATAAGTTATTAATTTCAGCGGTTGTTGCAAAAGGTAATGGATTAGGCATTAAAGCTTCAAACCCCGAAAATTTAAAAGATTGATTAAAATCAATTTCATTACAATTAATACTAACTAATGCGGCATCTACATTATTTTTTGGTAATCCTAATGGAGATGCTATCCATCCGCTACTTGGTGGTAAAGTTTGATAGGGTGAAATTGGTACATATCTAACAACTTGACCAAATTTACTACCTGTTTGAAACCCAAATTCCCCAGGTTGGCAAACGTCATTATCTGGATTTATTTCGTTAGTTATTGGGAAATTATTTCCCAATACAGGATTTAAATTTTGATATTGAGCCTTTATAGAGTTTCCAATTACAACGTGATTATTTGTTAAACCAACTAAAGCGTTCGTGTGTATGTCTTGCACAATCATACCTAAAGTACCAACAGAATTACCTTTTCTTACCGAAGTTATAGATATACCACCTCTCAATGTTGCAAATGCAGATCTATTTGTTGGTGGTGTTAATACAAAAGGCTCACAAAGCGGAGGTGAGTTAGTGATAGGTGTTGTTCTACTACATTGTAAAGTATAAATTTCACCAACTTGTATTACATCAGTATTAAGTGTTTTATTTTCACTTATTTTTATTTCTGATGGTAAAATTTCATTATCGGATAAATTACTTAACGGTTTTTTTTCTTTCACCGAAAAAACAATACAAACTTCACCAGTATAAATACCGTTAGTTTGTTTAAACCCATAACCAACACCAACATCAGATGGTGTATTATCACTCCATTCTTTTAATTTTTTATTTATTTCTTCTGTTATCATTTTTTTTATTATTAGCAATTATATGATTCAAATGTCACAAATGACGTAAATGGACCAACAGCTGCGTTAACAGGTGTTGGTGTAGGTGTTTTAGTTGGTGTAGGTGTTGGAGTTTTAGTTACCGTTGGAGTAGGAGTTTTAGTTTTAGTTACTGTTGGTGTCGGTGTTTTGGTTGGTGTTGTTGATGGTGATAATCCTGGTGTTGTTGTTATTGTTGGTGTTGGTGTTGTTGTTGGAGTTTCGGTTGGTCTCGGAGTTTCGCTTGGTGTTACGGTTGGTGTTGCGGTTGGTGATAATCCCGGTGTTGGTGTGACAGTTGGTGTTGGTGTTGGAATTGGAATACAATCACATGATGAATCTTCAGTATAAACAGAACCCGATCCAGAAATAACACTTGCACTTATTGCACATATGGTACCAGTTTGGAAGGTGGGAACGGGTAATAAAATTGTTACACCTTCACAACTAACATAAGAAATTGTTGAACCAGTACCAAACGGACCACCATAATAAGCCCAAGTTTTACAACAAGGTGTGGTTGGGGTAGGTGTGGGTGTAAGTGTACCAGTAGGTGTTGGACTAATATCACATGGTACTGTTAAATTATAAGCGCCTACTTGCCAATATGTGTCACCCCCCGAAACTTGTGTTTTAACACTATTAAACCCTGGCACTGTAATATAGGATATTGTGGTTGAATCAACGTATGGTTTAGTTGTTCCATCCCAAGATTGAATACCAAGTTCACTTGCTACGTGGTCAATTCTACAAGCAAACCCATAATATTCAGAACCAGCAAACACTAGTCCAACAATTTTTGATGTACCACTAAAATCTGCAACCAATGCAGATCCAGAATCACCAGCAAAAATAGGGTAGTTACAAACGGTTGCTAAGTTAGGGTCGTTTTCGGGTCTTACAAACATAATTATATCCGTGAATGGAATTGTGGTTGATGTTCCTTGGATATTATATCCACTGACACCACCAGCAAAACCCAACGTGAAAGTTCTTAGTGGACAAGGTATTCCTTGTTTAACTCCTGTTGTTCTACCACTACTAAACAACATTGGATTTGTTGTTAATAAATTATTAATTTCTGTCGTTGTTGCAAAAACGTAAGGAGAATTATAAGTCAAACCAAATTGTTTGAAAGATTCCGCAATATCGATAACTGGATTACATTCAACTGAAATTAGTGCTCCATCAACTTTGTTAACTCCACCCGACACGGATATCGGAACATACCTAACAACTTGACCAATCATAGCTGCAGGAGCAGGTGAAGATGATTCCCCATTTTGAAATGCAGAATCAGGTTGTACCGCCCCACCTGAAATAATATCATATTCATTTTGTATAAGACCTGATGGGTTTCTTTGACTTGTGTATGATGCGTCCCTAATTACAACGTGATTATTTGTTACACCAACCAAAGCTTGAGTTGCAACATCAACCGCAATAAATCCTAAAGTACCTACAAAACCAAGTTTAGTTTGAGAGGTAATTGATATACCACCTTTAATTGGTCTATGTTGTAGACGATTTGTTGGTGGTGTACCTGGATTTGTCCAAGTGTAACAACTAGGATCACAAGCAAAAGTTTTAATTATACCCACCTCAATAACATCGGTTTTTAGAACTCTATCACTTAAAGTAAATTCAACATCAGGTAATAATTCATTTTCAGGAATTAAATGTGACGGTATTTTTTTTGGTACAAAAAATATGATTGACTCTTCATTAGTCATTTCACCATTTTTTATTTTTGTACCATAACCAACGCCCACATCATTAGGTGTGGCGTTAAAAAGTTCTTCGATAATTTCTTTTATTTCGTCAGTTAACATGATTTAGTATTATATTTTATATAAATAGTGTTATTAGTTATAATTCCACAAGTTGGTGTTGGTGTTGGTGTCGGTGATAATCCTGGTGTTACGGTAGGATTTGGTGTAGGTGTTTTTGTTGGTGTAGGTGTCGGTGATAATCCTGGTGTTACGGTAGGAGTAGGAGTAAGTGTTTTTGTTGGTGTTGGTGTTGGTGATAATCCTGGTGTTGTTGTTGTTGTTGGTGTTTTTGTTTTTGTTGGAGTTGGAGTTGGTGATAATCCTGGTGTTGTTGTTGGTGTTGTTGTTGGAGTTGTTGTTGGAGTTGTTGTTGGAGTTTGTGTTTGTGTAGGAGTCGGGGTTGGGGTTAGTTGTGCGGAACCACAAGTACAAGTACTTTCAAGATAAGTTTGACCATCTCCCGATAATTTTATAACGGATAACGCACATATTGTAGAAGCGTATCCCGTTGAAGCACTAAAGGTTGTTGTGTTTCCTGAACAATCTAACCATTGGAATGTAGATCCAGAAACAGGTCCCCCAAAATAATACCAAGTATTACAACAAGGAATTGGACTTCCTGTTGGTGTAATTGTTGGTGTTGGAGTTACTGTTGGTGATTGAATAAACACACTAAAACAAAACTCATCTATTGGTGACGGAAGAGGTATTGGAGTTTTTGTTGGTGTTGGTGTTGGTGATAATCCCGGTGTAGGTGTAGGTGTAGGTGATAATCCCGGTGTTGGTGTAGGTGTAGGTGATAATCCCGGTGTTGGTGTGACAGTTGGTGTTGGTGTTGATGTTGGAGTGTCTTGAGGACAACAACATTCTGTAGTTGTTGTAGTTGTTGTTGGACACACATTATTACAACAAGGAAACTCTATTAAATAACAACTTTCATATGGTAAATCTTCCGCAATGAAACTTTCTTGTACATTAATAAATAATTGTTCTCGTATTGGTAATATTAAAACTCCTTGAGAATTTCTTAATAAGAATTGAGCCTCATATCTTGCAGTTTTATTTGTGTCTTGTGGTTTGAATTGATAATAAATGTAATATTCAGGTTCCGCATTAGGATCCAAAAGTACTTTCTCAACAAATCCAGCCGAACTTGTTGAAATTTTAGGAATCCCGGTTTCAACATTAGTCATTGAAAAGAAGATAGAGGACTCTTCAATCATATCCATGAAAGAATTATAATCACTTCTACCGTCTTTTACAACCTGTAATTTTAATATAGGGAGAGTTGCATTCTTTTTAATGAAAAATTCCATTTATAGTTTTTACTATAAATATGCTGAACTACTAAATATTAACTTTCTTTTCTTAAAGAACCATCATAATGATGAAATCTATGGTGCTCCGTTGGAGTTAATAATAATAATCCAGGATTAATTTTTCCTTTTACTGTTTCTTGATAAGAATAACTCATAAGTACTTGTTCATGAGGGTGAGCCCATTTTGTTTCTAAATAACAATTATAATTACCTTTTTTTGTTAAAACAATTGGCCAATTACACAAAAATATTTCACCCGTAATATATGGTAATCCTTTGTGAATATGTATTTCATCAAATTTTGTTTTAGGTGAATTAGAATCTAATCCTTGAGTAGGTAATTTAGGATTTTTTGGCCAATGATTTTTTCTAAAATCTTGTGGTACGTTATACCATGAAAATTGAATATCATTGGATCCGTAGAATTCACTAAAATTAAGTTTAAGAAAATCAAAATTTTCTTTTTGTATTATCTCTAATGATTTCTGATATAAATTATCAACATAACGAGAAAATCCGTTTCGACATACCTCACCTTTTTTAGGGTAAAATGACATGTCATCTTCAAACCAATAATAAAAATCTAAATCAGTTTCATCAAAATGTTCTGCAACGAATACTCTACCACCAACAATCCCAATGTTATCTTTTTTAATGTGTTCAAAACCATATTGTTCACATAGTTCAATATATCTTGGTGTTGTTGATAAATCAGTTGAATTATCTAATAAGAATTTCTTTGGTTTCTCAATAAAATCTTTATCGTAATCCAACATTGATTGGATAAGTACTTCTAATTGTTTTGGTGAGTTAAATGTGATAACATAAAGACCAACCTTTGATGTGTCCAAATTATTTACAACAACATCTTTTGATACTTCCGATTTAACCTCAACAGTCGTATTTTTTAAATCCTCAAAGAATCTACCCATTAACCCATTACCTTCTATTTCTGAATAAGTAATTAAGTTTGGATACTTGTATGTCATAATTGTAAATAATGACTCTTCGGTTCCCATTAACCCTTGTGATAATGTGTCATTCATTAACCCATAATAGATACTATTAATTTCTGTTATTGCGTCTTTTTTTCCGCCAAAGAAACCAGCTCGAGCAACCATATTAACAGGTTTACCAACTAAATCACACAACTCTTGATATTTGAATCCGTGTATTTCACTATTGGTTTCATATGGAAAACAAACAAAGTGAAAATTATTAACTAATTGGGGTAATTTATCTAAAACTTTATCATGTGTAAAATATCCTGGATGTATTGTGTTAGTTAATCCGGCGTCAACCCAAAACATATATTCTGAATTAAACTTATCTAAAATTTTTGCGTCGTGTAAAAGATAAATTTTAGACATAACTAAAGGATTATACATCTCTAGTTTAGCTTGTGTCGAATCTGTTAACCAACCAACTTGATTATACCAATCAGGATTGGTTCTAATTTTTTGAATTTTATCGTAGAATTCATTATTCTTAAACCATGATAAATCCCTACGAACAAATTGAGTATTTTCATCACGTCTATTATCTAATACAAATTTTTCTAATTCTTCGTCCCCAAAAATTATCATATTTACGTCAACTTGTAATAATTGTTGAAACTTATCTAAATAATGTTGGTATGATCGAGACCACCCTTCTTGGAGTTCTCCTCTACCTATATCCCATAGTCCCGTAACTATAGTAATAACATTGTTTTGAGTATTAACAGTTTTTTTAATAATATTATTTTTTGGTTTACTTGATGAAAAAATTTCATCATAAAAATATTTTGGTAACCCAACAATATCTTGACCCGATATTTCATATATAAAATCATTAGTTTTGAATATTTCAATTATCTCACTTTGTTCTTGTTCAGATAAATTAATCCATTCTAATCTTATAACCTTTGGTGTGTATTTTTTAAAATCAATTTGTTTAAAAATTTTAAAATCATGTCCTTCAGCATCAACTTTAAGAATATCAAAGTTATTTAGTTTATGTTTATCCATTAAGGTTTCAAATGTGATACATGGAACCTTAACCAACTTACCATATTTTTCAACTGTAAGTCTATCGCCTTCACTTCCCAAACCATTTTTAGGTGGATAAACCGCACTCATACCATAAAAACAACTGTGAATTAAACCACTATCAATGACTTCTTTGTCAATTGTCATCATTTCAATTTCACCATCATAATCAGATATTGCACTATTTTCAAATAATCCTACATCACCAATATTACTTTTTAATCTATCAAATAGGTAAGGTATTGGTTCAACATATAGAACATTAAAATTGTACATTTTAGTATACCCAATCATCTCGTCAAACATCACACCATCCATTGAACCAATGTTTAATGCGGTTATGGTATTATTAGTTTTACCTAAAAAGTGTAATGACTCATCAAAAAAATTTTCCATATTATATTTTATTTATATATAATTTTTGTCTACCATCAAAAAGTAAAATGTACCCTAATGATATTAAATGAGGTGATAATAAAGCATCTTTACCTTCATTTGTTAATATAAAGTCGGTATCATCAATTAGAATTAAATGGGTGTCGGATAATTTATCTTTACACACTTCAAATGATTCTAAATGTTTTTCTTTATATAAATCGGTTCCGACATCCCAACCATCTAAAAATAAAACATCAATTTTTCCATCAAACTCTTTTAAAAATTCAATACCGTCTTTTGGAATATTTAAATGTAAATTTTTAGGAATTTCTCTACCTAATGACCCAAATGACCACTCAGCATGAATAACACAATTTTTATCAATATCAACAGAATGAACATCAAAACCTTCTAACGCAAACATTATACCTCCGTGACCGTCAGCACAACAAGGAGGTGACACAAAAGGATTATCACCTAAATAGTAATAGTTAATACATTTTGGAGTAAGACCATGTCTTGTTGATCCAATTTCGACAACGGTTTTAAGTCCTAAAACTTTGGCAATTTCAGAGGTTTTTTTAATATAAGGTGCCGGTTTACTTCTTTCATTATTATGTTGTTCTCCACTTAGATGTGTTGTGTCCCAAAATCTTTTATCTATTTTATTAAAATCGCCGGCTAATTTATACACTAAGTCGGATATATTATTAATTTCGATGATTTCAGGAATATTGGGTTTAGCAATCCCATCAACTATTTTTGGTTTAGAACTAACAATAACATTATCCGATGGTTTATAATTTGGATTTTCAATTATTTTAAATTCCTCAGGGATAAAAAATTTTGGTTGTTCGTCTAACATTGTTGGGTGATTACATCCAGTATTAGTTACACTATTTGAATGTCTAATAACTGGAAATGTTGTTACCCCTTGAAATTTATACCAATCATCATACGTTGATAACTTATCAACATCAGGGACGTAGGGAACAACAAACATTTTTATCTTTTTAAACTTAAAGTAAAATGACAATAAAACATCATCTGATTTTGTTTTACCCACAAAATCACTAAAGAATTCAGTTTCAAAATATTTAACAAAATATGATGCTGATTTATAATGTTGTAAGTCTTTTACCTCCAATGGTTCATTTACACTTAAAACCCAAGAATCCCTTAAATCACCGTACTTTGGAGTCACTAAACTTCTACCGTCATATAGTACAACAGAATTAGGTAACTCTATATGGTATTTTATATGTTCTAAGATCATATCTTCATGATAAACTAAATCATCATCAACAACGATTAATAACGTATTACTGTCTTCACGAATGATAGTTGGAATAACCTTTGTTGGTGGTCCCATATCTTCCGTTCTGAAGATTTTTAAATGGTCATATGATTCTTGATAGTCATCTAACCATTGTGGTATTATGTATTCTTCACCCGTAACATTATATGTAAAAGGTAAATTTAAATGTACTTCATAATTATTGAAATTTTGTTCACAAATTGATTTCATAACCAATTTAAAACCATCCTCAACATCTTGATTTAAACGTTCGGGTACTGTTGTTAGGGAAATTACTATCTTATACATCAGAACTTGCGTGATTCATTTTAACATCTTTATATCCTTCACCAAAAGTTTCAACGATTATATTTTTATAACCAACTCTAATTTTGTTGAATTCTCTAATTCTTATTGCTCTCCTACCAACTTCTTCTAATCCTAATTCACCTTCTTTGCCTTTTCTAATATCAGATTCTAAATCCCATATCTCTCCATTAATAGAAATTAATTTATCGATATAAGTCTCAATAACTTGAGAATTAATTATTTTATAATCTTCAATTACTTCCGACAAATCTTTTAATTCAACATCATTATCGGCATCTAATCTTTGTTTTTTTAAAACGGCAATTGAATATCTATCTAAAATTTCACTTATTGGGTATTCCATTTTTATTATATTTTTTGTTTATATTATTAAATCAATATTAAGTATATGATATTAAAATCATAAATTTCCTGTTATTCTTTCACACCAACCTTTTGACGTACTAAAAGGCCAAACAACCCAGTATTTTGGTTTATGTGTTGTTTGGAAATCTCTCCATACTTTACAATACCCATCAGGGTCATTCATCATTGAATTAATTTCATTGATGTCAGCATCTTTCCTAAAAAGGGTTTCATCGTTTTCATTGTGAAAGGCAACCACCCAAAATTCATAATCTTTCTCAGGTACTTGAGTAAACCCAATATCAATACAGTGTTTGAATATTGATGCGTAACTTGACATCAATTCTTCTTCTGTTTCAAAAATATGTGGGTTTGGAGGATAATTTTTATCTAAGGTATATTGTTGTACCGCTCTTTTTGAAAACAAAAGACCTGAATATATTTCATAATCTCTTAATGATCTTTCTGTACCAAAACCGTATTTACTAAAATCTAAAGTAATTTCTTCACCATCCATACCAAATAACTGACGATTTTTTTTGTGAGCAAATTCATTTTTTTTACCCCATTCTTTATCGTCATCCCATTGTTTTGTTCTACCCTTACGAGTATATTCATGCCAAATAACAACCTTATGGGGATGAAACAAATCATATCCATGAGTATATGCTCTTACAGCAATTGAAATTTCTTCTCCATGAAAATAAAATTCAGGATCATGTTGAACCTCTTCACTAAATTTACCTAAAGTAAAAGCAAAATGAGCAGAATAAAATCTTGCCGTTACAGGTTCTTTCATTTCTTGCCATCCGGGAATTGTTTCAGGTAAAAAGAATACCGCCCCTTCAGGAATAAATCTATCAAACGCCATTCTCCAAGGTTCTTGTACTCTACCCGCAGGATCGTTATCCGGATCAAATGAAGAAACATAACCTGTTAATAAAGGTTTATCAAATCCTTTTTTCTGAAGTTGTTTGATCATTTTAATTAGAGTGTCGTCCCAATCTTTTTCAAACCTCATATGAGAGTCAATTTGTAGTGTATATTCTTCACCACCATATACTTGTTGAACTTGGTTTCTTGCCCAACAAACTCCCTTTGACTCAGTATATAAAACATCTATAATTCTAAACCTTTTGTCTTTTCTATAATCTTCTAACAAATCAAATTGGTCGTCGGGGTTATATTGTCTACAAATCCCAAGTCTTAAATTTTTAGGACGTTTTGCGTTTTCCAACATATTCTTAATTGTTGGTTCTAATTGTGGGTCTCTATACGAGGCTATCTGAACAAATATTTTCATGTTATTTTTTTATTTTAATAATAAAACATCAAATAAAAAAAACAATAGTAAATTAATTATATTATACTGCGGATTTACATAAATATGTTGCAATACAACTACCACAAGTTGTACCACTAGATAATAATGTTCCAACAAATGATGGAGTCCCATTAAATATATTAACTACTCGATAACATTGTCCACTAACTAAAACTATTTGACCAGATACTGCGGATGGTAGTATTACATACTTTTGAACCAAAGGGTTACAACAAGACACTGCAACATAAACAACTCCTGGAGTTTTAGTTGGGGTTGTTGTTTTTGTTGGTGTTGGAGTTGGTGTTTTTGTTTTAGTTGGGGTCTGAGTCTGAGTTGGGGTCTGAGTCTGAGTTGGTGTTGGTGTTGGTGTTGGGCAAGGATTTGAAGAAATACAACCCGCACAATTAGAAAAACTTGACGTACCTAAAAATAAAGTTATTGTACCAGCAATCTGAGTTAAAACCTCATAACACCCCCCATTAGTTGCAATAAATGATGAACCAATTAGAGTTATTGATGGTAAACTTATAAATCCATCACTAGGATATAATCCATCACAATTATTACAAGTTCTAACAAAAAATGTTTTATAATCTGTAGTTGGTGATGGTGTTAATGTATTTGTTGGTGTTAATGTATTTGTTGGTGTTAATGTGTTTGTTGGTGTTAATGTATTTGTTGGTGTAACAGTTGGGGTTGGAGTAATAGTTTTTGTTGGTGTTTGAGTATTAGTTACCGTTGGTGTTACGGTTGAGGTTGGGGTTATAGTATTTGTTGGGGTTATAGTATTTGTTGGTGTTAATGTATTTGTTGGGGTAATAGTTGGGGTTGGTGTAAATGTAGGTGGGGGATTTGTTGAGGTTGGTGTAGGTGTAGGAGGAGGATTTGTTGAGGTTGGTGTAGGTGTAGGAGTATTAGTTACGGTTGATGTAAGTGTAGGAGTATTGGTTACGGTTGGTGTAAGTGTGGAAGTATTAGTTGGAGTTATTGTTGGTGTAAGTGTGGAAGTATTAGTTGGAGTTATTGTTGGAGTTATTGTTGGAGTATTAGTTGGGGTATTAGTTGGCGTTTGTGTGGGGGTTTCAGTTGGGGTATTAGTTGGAGTTATTGTATTAGTCGGAGTTATTGTTGGAGTTATTGTATTTGTTGGAGTTAATGTTGGGGTGGGAGTAACTGATGGTACCGGAAAACAACCTCCACCAACACAAGGGATTCCAGTATTTACAGTAAGACCAATAACATTTGTTGGATTACTACCACAAACATAATAAGTTAATCCAGGATTAACCGGAATTGAATATTGTTGAACACCATTACAATCCACATAATCAAAATACCCGACAACGGATGACGTAAAATTAACAACGTCAATACAGTTACATGGATTTACAACTGTTGATGTAGGTGTCTGTGTTAGTGTTACCGTTGGGGTTGGAGTTACGGGACATTGATATAATTCAAAAAATTCACAACCCGTCGAATCAATTAGTTTAATAATAACTGAAGTTGATGTATCCAATGGAGGTGGCACTGTAAATGTAAAAGGTAATGATACAGAACTTGTGACTAAATAACAAAACGTATTTGTTATATCACAAACATAAATATCATATGGTGGTATACCTGTTGAGGTAAGTATATTAACTACTTGTGGCATTAAATTCTTTTAATATAAATATAGATTTTTATATTTAATTAATAGGTAAGTTTAGATTACTGTAAATATATCATTATAAACCAAATCTCATATTATCAAAAGAACCATCACCTAAACTTGTAAAATCAGTATGTACAATAGTGTAATATAAATCTTTATTATCTTCCGAATACTCATTTAAGATATTTTTAATTAATTTTTTTATAATATGTTTTAATTGTGGTTATAATTAAATATATCTGTTTTTTAAAATAAAATAGGTGTCTATATATTCATCTATTGCTTCTTTCCACATAGACTGATCAACATAATTTTTAACTTTTAAAACACTTTGGTATATAAATTCATAATCAATAGATGGATCTTCACTAGCATTAATACCATTAATAATAGCTTCAGAATTTGTATAATATTCTATAAGTCCATTTTCATAGTATTCATCACCTCTGTAATGCTCACGCAATTGTCTCATTGCCGTTAATTCAGGACCATCATCTAACAATCCTTTATATTGAACCATTGTTGTAGTAAGATAACACGCACTTACTTGTGTAACTGTTATTGTATCTACAAGTGTTCCACTAAATGAACTATTATATATATTTAAAACACCTGACGCAGCATTCTGTGGTGGTAAATCGGTTCGAGATAACTCAAATTTTAGAGTGCTTCCTATAGTAACATCTATAACTGCATAAATAAATGATTCACCGCCGGGATTATTTTTTGATAAGGATCCAGATCTATTTAAATAAGACTGTGTTTGCTTATACAATAATGCTTCAGCCGCAGTTTGATACCAATTTATATTCCAAACATCTGGAGATGTATTATAACCTCCAGTTATTTTTATAACATAGAGACCACTAACCCAAACACCTTCTAAACATATTGTTCCAGTTTTAGTGAATGTAACTGTATTTGTCGTGTACAAAACAGTGCCATCTGTAAAAGTAAAATCTCCAGGTACAAAACCACCACCACCACCAACAAAAGAAGTCCAATAATTATTTGTTGTTAAATACGATGTACACTCAGTGGTCGTTGTAAATGTTTGTTTAAATACAGAATTAACTAAATTAATAAATGATTGGTCTGTTTTTAATTTTGACCTTGAGAATCTTATGAAGGCGGGTAAACCACCAGGATTTGGTTGATTTCCATTAGTGTTTGGTCTACAAATAACATATCCTAAATCCTCATCAGGTCCGTTCCACCATTTGGGGTTTCCAGTAAATCCAGATGTTGGAATGCCAACAGATAATGAACCAATTTGTGTTGTTCCTAATATCGTTGATCCTGTGTTATATGCGAAAGGTCTTGATGTTGCCATACTAATTTAATTATATTTTATCTTACCCAATACCATATAATTCCTGGATTAGGCATACACCCTTGATCACCACAATCGGCATTAATCCAAGGTGCTGGGGTCCAACCACCATTAGTAACTAAAGTTCCCCACCATTCACCACCAGGACTTACTGATGTGGTTAATAAACCACTACTAATACTACGCCAAGGCATACGTTGTTCAATACTAGCATCATTATAATTCCAAGTACCAAATTTAATATCAAGGTCAATTTTTGTTTGTGTGTTATCTGTTTTAAGGAATGTATATTCATTAGATGCTGACCATATACCACCAAATCTTGTTCTTTGATAAGCATCTATCATATATTGGAATGTCCCACCTGAACTTTTTAAATAATCACCATAAGCAACTATGGAATAGTTTGAACCACTTATAACAGGGTTAAATTCATTTAATAATATGGAGTTTGAATATGTCCATTTAGCGGTGTTTTGATTTGTAAGTAATAATGTCCATCCGCCTCCATTTGTTGTCATATCTGCGTATATTTGGAATGGTGTTCCACCACTAATATTATCATTTTTAATCCAATATAATCCATCAGTTGATCCAGAGTAATCCGTTTTTATTTGAAAAGCGTTATCTCCAGCAGTTTCAGGAGTTAAACCATTCCCACCTTTTTCAACATATGAATTCCAATATCCGTTATAAGTTAATTCTGTCGATGCGTCTAACACATTATTATAGGTTTCATTTAAAAGTATATTTGCAATATCAATAAATTCATTATCATTAAACCCACTAGTTCTAAAGAATCCAACTGAAGCCGTTACATCTGAAATAGGAGTTGGTTGAGTATCCCCACTAACAGGTTGTGCAATTACATAACCTAAATCTTCATCGGGTCCGTTCCACCACTCCATTCCTGTGAATCCAGATACGGGGGTACCGACTGCTAAATTTCCAACTTGGGTTGTTCCTGATATTGGTGATCCTGTGTTATACGAAAAAGGTCTTGTTGTTGCCATTATTGTTGTTTAACAATAAATATCATTAACTACACTATTTCTAACACTTTATTATAAACCGAAAATATTGTTGGGTGACACTCAAATGTTTCTTTTCTTTCCAAACAATTAACGAGTGACGGTATACCTTGTATTGATTGCCATTCTCTAACACCATACCTCATGTCGGAAGCACAATTCAAACCACAACCACCAACCACATAATGGTATTTATATTCTTGTGAACCTTTTCTATATGGTGATCTAAACTCAGGATTTATTGAGCTACCTAATTGAATTATCTCTGCGTCGGTTGTTCCTGCTAAATGTAATAGACCCGAATCCATCGTAATAAAACACATACTATTTTGGATGAGGTACCAAGCCTGATCCATATCTGTATTATTCATTAAGTTTAATCCTAAATCAATTTTGAAATTAAATACTGGTTTATCCACATTAGACCCACCAAGTTCAGACGAATCTTTACCAATAGACACAACGGCAATACCTCTTTCGTTTAATAGTTTGGTTAACATTTGCCATTTCTTTGCATCCCAAGTTCTTGAGTCCCAATTTTGTACGGGATGAATTAAAACATATTTTTCAGGTAAACCTTCTATTGT